AGCATGGGTATGGGTAAACGGACACTATCGCCATGGACACTGGGTAAGGGGGCATTGGACAGTTCGACATGTCCGCCCTCACCTCATTGAGAGAAATCCTCATCGGTATGCACGCTACCGTTCCGGGCGCCCAAATAGTCCGCCGCCAAGGCGACACCGCAGACGTTAAAAAAAAGTACTTGACATTGCCTCCCAAATTTAGTATACTATAAATATGGGAGGCATTCTTGTCTTTATTGGGCGAAGAGTACAAGTACTCGACATCGGCTGACAAGCACCACACTTATAGGGGTCGAGTTGGGCGGTACATGGATCTGGCACGTCGTGTTGCTCAACAATCCGCTTTCGACGGCCCCCGTCATGGAGCAGTCTTGGCAAGAGGAGCATCTGTAATCAACGTATCGAAGAACAAAAACAACTTTTGTTCTTTTGGTCGTCGTTTTCGCAAGGGTGACATCCAGCCAGGACATTCCACAGTTCACGCAGAACTTGGGAGTATCCTAGGAATTGACCGTCGCAAGACGGAAGGGGCAGACATATATGTGGCTCGTGTTGGCAAGAAAGGTGATTTCAAAATGTCAAAACCCTGTCCTATGTGCGAATCTGCTCTTCGGCACGTGGGAATTCGCAGAGTCGTCTACACCATTAACAATAAAATAGCAGGAAGCTACAGACTATGAACACCACTTGTACAGGCATCGCCAGAGGGATACAAAAAAATGATAACACAAACACAACCTACTAAACCCATCAAAGCACCAAACCCAGTATTATTGCTTGGAAAACATAAATACCCAATTGGCGGAGACCAAATGAAACGACTATTAATTGTTGACGCACTAAACGCTTATTTAAGGGCGTATATTGTAGATCCATCCCTGTCAACCCATGGACAACCCATCGGCGGACTAAAAGGCTTTATTAAAATCCTTCAAAAGCTTGTGAGGATGACAAAGCCCGATCAAATTATGATTGTGTGGGACGGACCAAACGGATCCGCCAAACGCAAGATTATGGACAAGAACTATAAGGCCGGCCGCAAGCCAATCCGGCTTAATCGCGCCTTTCACAATCTTACGGATAACGAAGAGCTACAGAACAAAATTTGGCAACAATCTCGAATTATTGAATACTTGAACGAGATGCCTATTATCCAGTTTATGCTTCCAGAGATCGAAGCAGACGACGTTATTTCTTATGCAACCCAGATGTCTTATTACAAAGGCTGGCAAAAGATCATTGTTTCCAACGATAAAGACTTTATGCAGTTATGTGACGATGAGACTGTCCTTTGGCGCCCCACCAAAGATGAAGTCCTCAACACTAGTCGCATTGTAGAGCAAACAGGTGTTCATCCGACTAATATGGCACTTGCTAGAGCCATTATTGGCGATGCCTCCGACAATCTCCCGGGCGTTAAGGGTGCCGGGTTTGCCACGGTGGCCAAGCGCATCGGTTTTCTGGCAGAGAGCGACACGCACACTATCGACAACGTAATGGATCACTGTGAACTCAAATTGGAGAAGAACAAGTTGAAGTTTTATAGCAATGTGGCAGAGAATAGGGAGCTTATCGAACACAACTATAAAATGATGCAACTATATTCTCCTGTAATGTCGATTCAATCGAAAAACATAGTAACACAAGGCGTTGAGAATTTTGAATTTGGACTTAACCGTACAGAAATCATAGGGATGATGAGGGAAGACGGTTTCGGCGAACTGAACTGGGAAGACTTAAGGGTAAACTTAAACCGAATTGTGAACGAAAACTAATATCGCTAGCGGGCAAAAACTTTAAGTTTTGACTTGACATTTCGGACAAATCAGTTATACTTATTATAAAGAGAGGGCATTGATGACAACACAAGAAGCAGGCTTTGGAAGGTATGGGAAATCCTTCCAAGAAGGCCTCGTCCAGCTGATCTATGAAGATCGACCATTCGCTGATCAAATTACGGAAGTGTTAAATGGGGACTTCCTAGAGTTGGACTATCTTAGGATCTTCTTGCGCAAGATCACAGACTACCGCGATAAGTATAGTCGCCACCCCTCGGTGGAAGCGATCGCCACCATTCTTAAAACTGAATTAGATGAAGAAGAAGAGGTCCTTCAACGTCAGGTGCGCGAATATTTCCTGCGCATTCACAATCGAGAACTGACCGATGTAGAGTTCATTAAAGAAACTTCTATTGACTTCTGTCGAAAGCAAAATCTAAAAGAAGCAATGCTAAAGTCGGTTGGGCTCCTTCAAAATTGTTCTTTTGATGAGATCTCAACAGTCATTAATGACGCTTTAAAGTTGGGATCCGAGAACAACTTCGGCTATGACTATATGGCTGATTTTGAAGCTCGTTTTGTGCCCCGATATCGCCGACCTTGCACGACAGGCTGGAAAGAGGTCGATCAGATCTGCGGAGGAGGCTTGGGAAAAAGCGAGCTTGGAGTGGTGGTTGCGCCAACAGGCGCCGGAAAGAGCATGGTACTCGTACATCTAGGCACCCAAGCAATCAAAGAGGGAAAGACAGTAATTCATTATACAATGGAGCTTCAGGACACTATCATCGCTACTCGATATGACAGTTGTATTACAGGGTACCCACTTTCAGATATCATAAATTTTAAAGAAGAAGTATACGACGAAATTAAAGATTTAGACGGAACGTTGATCGTCAAGGAATATCCGACAAAATCGGCTTCGACTGCGACTATTAAAGCGCATATCGCCAAGCTTATAAAGCGAGGTATAAAGCCCGGAATGATTATTGTGGACTATGCGGACCTTTTAAGGCCGACTGTAATAAGAAAAGAGAAAAGAAGCGAATTGGAATCTATTTATGAAGAGTTGAGAGCCATTTCAACTGAATGCCAATGTCCGGTATGGACAGCCTCTCAAACTAACAGATCGGGACTGAATGCAGAAGTAATCACAATGGAGCAAATATCCGAAGCATTTAACAAGTGCTTCGTGGCTGACTTTATCTTTTCTATTTCGCGAACTATCGAAGATAAGCAAAACAATCTTGGCAAGATGTTTATTGCAAAAAATAGAAACGGACCGGACGGAATGGTGTATAATATCTTTATGGACACTTCGAACGTTTCGATTAAGGTCTTGCCGCCCCAGACAGTTAGTACTGTAAATGGAAACACGGTGAGAACAGGTCCGCCGGTACTTGGACCACGAATGCAGCAGCAGTTACTGAAAGACAAATACAACAAATTAAAAGGAAAACGCTAATATGAGAACACTTGAAAACATCCGTCGGTTTAGATTATCGGACACGTTTATCGAACCTTATAAATCTGCAGATGTGCCTTGGGGACCTGTCGGTTATGTTACTTTTAAGCGTACTTATGCCCGCCGATTAAGCGAGTTCAATGCTGGGACCCCTGGCACCGAAGAGTGGTGGCAGACCTGTCGGCGCGTTATCGAGGGTATGTTTAACATGCAAAAGCAGCACGTTTTCATGCTTGGACTGGAGTGGAACGACGCCAAAGCACAGGCTACTGCAAAAGACGCCTTTGATCGGCTTTTCGCTCTCAAGTGGACTCCCCCGGGCCGCGGACTGTGGATGATGGGTACCAAATTCGTTGAAGAGCGCACTGCTGCTGGTCTTTTCAATTGTGCTTTCCGCTCCACTCGTGATCTTTCTACGAAAGGTGGATATCTTTTTGCGTGGATGATGGATGCGCTAATGCTGGGAATCGGCGTGGGTTTTGATACCGAGGGTACAAGCACTGTTACTATTCGAGAACCCGAATACACCAACGACACCCACATTATTGATGACTCTCGCGAGGGCTGGGTCAACTCGGTTCACATGCTTCTTGATGGCTTCTTCTTTGGCGATAAGGTACCCAAGTTTGACTACTCTGCTATTCGTCCCGAGGGCGCTCTTATTAGAGGGTTTGGTGGAACATCTAGCGGTTATGGTCCCTTGAAGGAGCTACACGACAACCTTACAGCACTCTTTTCAGCCAAGATTGGCGAACCCATCAGTTCGGTTGATATTGTAGACACAGAGAATCTTATCGGTCGGTGTGTGGTGGCTGGTAATGTTCGCCGATCTGCGGCATTAGCAATGGGTCACCACCGAGACAAAGAATATCTTCAAATGAAGAACGACCAAGAGAAGCTATATCATCACCGCTGGGGTTCAAACAATTCCTTCAATGCGGAGGTAGGCATGGACTATACATGGCACGCAGAACAATCACAGAAGAATGGAGAGCCCGGCTATATTTGGCTGAACAACGCCCGCACACATGGTCGTTTTAAAGATGGGCTGAAATATGATGATGTCAACGTTGCTGGCTTTAACCCTTGCGTAGAACAGCAATTGGAAGACGCAGAGCTTTGCTGCCTAGTTGAGACTTTTCCTGCCAAGCACGACGACTATGAAGACTATTTGAAGACCTTAAAGATTGCATACTTGTATGGAAAGACTATTACGCTATCGAACACACATTGGCCAGAGACTAACGCCAAGATGTTGAAGAATCGCCGGATCGGACTTTCTCAATCTGGCGTAGTTCAAGCGTTTAACAAATTCGGTCGCCGCGCCATGCTTGACTGGTGCGATAATGCCTATAGCCACATTAAGGCTCTAGATGAAGAATATTCCAACTGGCTTTGTATTCCCAAGTCTGTAAGGATGACGTCAATTAAGCCATCTGGCACAGTGTCGTTGCTTAACGGCTCTACACCCGGAATCCACTTCCCAGAGAGTGAGTACTACATCCGGCGAATTCGTTTCTCCAAAGACAACGGACTAGTTGAGCCACTTAGAGAGGCTGGATATAAGATAGAAGATGATGCCTATTCTCCAAATACATACTGCATCGAATTTCCTGTATGTGAGCCTCATTTTTCAAGAAGCAAAAAGACGGTTTCGATGTGGGAACAGCTGGAGATGGCTGCACAATATCAACATTACTGGGCAGACAATTCTGTATCCATTACAGTGACCTTTAAAGATGAAGAGGCTGAACAACTTAAGAGCGCTCTTGAAATGTACGAGACTCGCCTAAAAGCTGTTTCTTTTTTGCGTTACAAAGATACAGGTTATAAACAGGCTCCCTATGAGTCGATTACTGAAAAAGCTTATAATAAGCTGATTAAGAACATTACCCCTATCCAGCGCGCCAACGTTCAGGAGTCAGGCGCCGGCACTAAATTTTGCACCAACGATAGTTGTGAAATCCAATTCGATAAACCCCAGGAGAAATGATGTTTCAACCAGTCAATAGATATGTCCACATTGTGATAGAGGACGAAAGCGAGAACAAGACAGAAAGCGGCGTTGTCCTTCCGGATGATTTTAAGATTCATGACGACAAGTTTGTATCAGCCCACGTGGTATCATGGGCAGACGATGTGAGGTTCTCAGAGAGGCTATCATCTGGCGCCAGTGTGATTGTAGATAAGTCCATGATCGAGGAAATTAATGTGGACAGCAAGCTATTTACTGTAATTCAAGATAATTACATAATAGGAATTACTGTTACATAATTCGGGGGAATTCGCCCATATGACAATTGACAAGAGCTTTTATAATCAATCATCAGCAGCAAAATTAGGTTGGGAACCATCCTGGTTTGGTGAAAAGTATTATGACGAAAATCTCGTGAGAGCTATTAAAAAATGGCAGAAAGCGCGAAATATTTCGGTTGATGGGTTGTGCGGTCCAATGACGTTCCGTAGAATCTGGACGGAAAGACAAGCACAGATTCACTATCACGAACCGTGTCCGTTAAATTATTCTAATTTTATTGTCTATCAAGGCAACTTTTACCCTATTAAGTGGGACAAAGTGGTGTTGTGGTCGGAGCCCGATGGCTTAAAGGCAAACCCGGGCACATATTATGATTACACTGGGCGCCCAAAGCGGAATATTCGATTGTTTGTGAATCACTGGGATGTCTGTCTCAATTCAACGTCCTGTGCGAGCGTATTAAACAGAAGAGGCATTTCAGTTCATTTCCTAATCGACAACGATGGCACGATTTATCAAACTCTTGATATGCAACATGGTGCATGGCATGCTGGACACTCTAGATCTAATCGAGCCTCCGTGGGCGTAGAGATATCGAACGCCTACTATCCTAAATTTCAGTCTTGGTATACCGAACATGGTTTTGGTGATCGCCCAATAATTGATAACGCATGGGTTCATTCTGAAAAGCTTGAAAGTTTTCTTGGGTTTTACCCCGCTCAAATAGAGGCAGCCAAAGCCTTGTGGCAGGCGGTTCACAACGCCGCTGGCGTAGAATACAAAACACCGCTTAGTCAAACTGGTGTAACCTCTACTAAATATTGTCAAGATGCTCTCTATGGAAACTTCAATGGTTTTGTGAGCCACTATCATGTTAGTAAGAAGAAAATTGATTGTGCCGGCCTCGACCTCAAGACACTCCTCGCAGAACTCGAAGAATCCGAAGAAGAATAATGAATCGGCAAGTTAGGGGGAGCTATAGCTGTCCATTTTGAACAAATTGTAGTCGGTAGTTCTCTAGAAGCGCTGCTATATGCATTTATACACGAAATGCCAGTCTTTTATAGCACTCCGCACAAGCCTTTTAGGTTTGATCACTTGGATCCGTCCCTTGATCTCACATGCTTAAAAGTGCCACCTCTCACACAGAGCTTAAAAACCCACACCGAAACAAAGATTGTGGGTGTCCCGAAGAATATATTATGGGAACGACTTGTCTTTCTGCTCTCCATACACGGCCACGCACCCTTGTCAGATCGGTGTAAGAGTCTTCGATATGGTGGCGAAAATACCATAACCTTTTCAGACGCATACGCCAAACTGATTGATGTGGAGTTTGACGAATGTTATTACTTTGGTGATGATAATGCAAGCGGTCTGCCAAAAATAGAGCTTGACAACACAAAAACAATATGCTATGATTGGATTGCATTCAATAGGGGAGGGAAGCACGACATCGATCACATCGAGACTGGCGATGATTTTGTAAAAGAGATCTGGTTCTACTCTTCCGATAGGATTGATGGCAAGACACCCGTAAAAGATGCATGCGTTGTTTCGCTTTTGACTCCGGAAGAATTAGAAGACTTTGATTTTTCGGAAACGATGGCGCGGTTTAAAGCCGTAAGCGAAATGGAAATAAGAGGGATGAAAGGGAAATTTAATGGACTCGGACCTAATGGAAAGCCAAAACATTATAAATTTAGAACAACATGTATCACCAGAGGATTGGGTCATTCGACTGCACCGCTTGGCGAGTCCACAACAAAAGCAAAAGTCATTGTACCAGAGGGCGCTAGAGATATTATATTGGATCCAAGACAACTCCTCCAATGTTTACCAAGAAGTACGTCACCATATAAGAAGATATTAGATTATTTAGAATGCACCTAGCAGGAATTATCCCCGTCGCTCAACTTGAGACTGACTACGAATCAATCACCCCGGACGTTTTAACGCTCTTGGAGCCTAGATTTACGGCTATACAAAACGCTGTGATGTCCTGTGCTATGGCCGGCTGCAAGACAATATGGATCGTAGCCAATAACGATTTGGCTCCCATTATTAAGCAGGCAGTTGGGGAGTGGGTTTATGATCCAGTTTACTATAAGCGAGATTTTACCAAGTTTTATTCGAATGTACGCAAAGAAGTGCCTATTTATTACGTCCCAATACACCCAAAAGACTTGGACAAACGAAATTCGTATGGCTGGTCAGTATTACATGGGATATATTCGTCATGGTTTGTGTCTTATAAGATTTCCCGGTGGATTCTGCCAGAAAAATACTTCATAGCATTTCCAATGTCTATATATGATTATCGTATTTTGAGGAAACTTAGACCGCTGATCCAAGACACGAATAAAAACTTTACATTAACATATAACAACAAGACTGTGACAGAAGATCTCCCGATCAGTTTTACAATGAAAGGAGATGACTATTTACAATGTCGCCGCAATATAAACAAGATAACCACAAGGGAATATTTACCCCCTTCACCAGGCTCGCTACCGAGCCAGAGGCGTCCACTCAACGAAAGGTGGTCCGCCAGGTTTTTCGACCTACCCACCGTGTTTCAGAAGCTGAATCTGAAAAAGAGCAATAGACACGAACTAGATTGGTTCTATGATATTAGAGAGTGGGACCAATACCGCAGCTACATGGCGTCAGACAATCGGGTTGCTGTGCCCTACTACGAAATTTACAAACCTCGCACTTACAATCTAGCACCTAAAAAAGAAATCTCAACTTAGTGCTTGCAATCTTGGTGCGTCTGTGTTATATTAAGAGAACATTCGGGAGGGATGAATGACAAGAACCACGTCAAAAATTAAATTTGTTGGGCTACACGCCCATAGCGTTGCAGGATCGATCTTCGACGCGATTGGATATCCACAAGACCACATGGATTTCGCATACGAGAACGGCATGGCTGCTCTCGCGTTAACTGATCATGGAAACATGAACGGGTTAGCTTATCAAGTGATTCATGCCAAGAAGATGCGCGCCGAAGGCAAGGATTTCAAGCCCATCTTCGGGGTCGAGGCCTATTTCACCACATCTGTTAAGGAGTGGAGAGAGGCTTATGATGAAGCCATGGCAGACAAGAAAAGAGCCCGGGCCACCAAAAAGACGACCCAATCAGGTGCCACAACAGAGGATGAGGGAGATACAAAAGCCTCCCAGCCGATCCTTAAGCGCCGGCGCCACTTGATCCTCCTCGCGCAGAACCAAACTGGATTGAACAACTTGTTCAAGCTAGTCTCGAAGAGCTACACAGAAGAATACTTCTATAGATACCCACGAATGGACTACGACCTCCTTCGAGAGCACTCGGAGGGCGTTATCGCTGCGTCTGCGTGCTTGGGAGGGGTGTACGCCGGCAACTACTGGGAGAACCGAGAGGAGGGCTCTGAAGCCGTCCTAGAGGCTATGCGCGAAACCACCCGCGAAATGGTGTCAATCTTTGGGGATCGCTGGTACGCAGAGTTACAGTGGAACAACATCCCGGAACAACACGAGTTGAATCAATACGTTATTGAGATCGCTAAAGAATTCGGACTTAAGCTGATCTCCACAGCAGATAGTCACTACCCCACCCCAGGCTCATGGAAAGACCGGGAGATGTATAAGCAGCTTGGTTGGCTTGGAAAAGGCAAGCCATCATGGAAGACGGACGAAGGCGAAGACGAAAGCGTTCTCCCTGAATCAACTGACGTCATTGGTTATGAACTTTACCCAAAGAATGGCGATCAGATGTGGGAGTCATACAAGAAGTATTGCGCCTTGCAGGGAACAGAATATGACGACGAACTTGTGCGACAAAGCATAGAGCGAACACACCAGATCGCTTATGAGAGGATCGAAACCTTTCTGCCAGATACGACGGTGCGTCTCCCAGACTTTGTTGTTCCTGAAGGTCTGACGGCAACACAAGCCTTGTTCCGCGCCGCCACTGGCGGATTAGAGGCACTCGGGTTCCATGAGAATGAAGAATATACCGCACGCCTAAAGCGCGAGCTTGATGTTATCGATGATCGTGGGTTTTGCAAGTACTTCTTGACAATGAAGGCGATCGCTGACACCGCAACAGACATGATGCTTACTGGACCCGGCCGAGGATCGGCTGCCGGCTCACTGGTTGCGTATGTGTTGGGTATCACCCAAGTTGATCCAATTAAATATGGACTCCTATTTTCACGATTCTTGCGTTCAGACGCCACAGACTATCCAGATATCGATTATGACATATCAGATAGCATGGTGATCAAAGAGAAGCTAGTTGACATGTGGGGGAAGGATTGTGTTGCCCCTATTTCCAACTGGAACACTTTGCAATTGCGCAGCTTGATCAAGGACATCTCTAAACTTTATGATATTCCTTTTACAGAGGCTAACACCGTTACTTCTGTTATGATCCGCGAAGCCACTCCCGAAGCAAAGAAGAAGCACGGGATCCGAGCAGGTATCTATGCGCCCACTTGGGAAGAGGTGATGGAGTTTTCGCCATCGCTCCAAAAGTATTTGAATAAATACCCCACAGTTAAGGCACATGTTGAAGGCCTCGTCGGACAAGTTCGCTCCTGCAGCCGTCATGCTGGCGGTGTGGTTATTGCCGAGGAACTGGACCGTAGCATGCCGCTAATCAATAGTGGGGGTGTTCGTCAGGCTCCATGGGCAGAAGGACAGAACGTTCGACACCTAGAGCCGATGGGTTTCATTAAGTTCGATTTGCTTGGGCTCTCCACTCTCAAGATGATGGAGGGTTGCATCGAGCACATCTTGCGCCGCCACCACGGGGTTGCGGAGCCAACATTCGCCCAGGTCCGCGAATATTACGAAAAAACCCTCCACCCAGACAATTTGGATTTCGATAACCAGGAGGTCTATGAGAATGTTTTCCACGCTGGCAAGTGGGCTGGTATCTTCCAATTCACAGAGCAGGGCGCCCAAGGCTTCTGCAAGCGCGCCAAGCCGAATAGCATTGTTGACATCTCTGCAGTTACTTCTATCTTCCGACCGGGACCCCTGTCGGCGGGTGTTGATGCAGATTATGTAGAGGCAAAAAATCACCCCCATCGCATTTCATATATCTCGGAGGCTGCACAGGAAATCACCGAGGAGACTTATGGTTTCCTTATTTTCCAGGAGCAAATCGCCTTGTTGGCTCACAGGCTTGGCGGACTGACCCTCGATGAGGGCAACATGCTTCGCAAGGTATTGACCAAGAAGGGCACCGGCAAGAATAGCGTTAAGGGAAAGCTTCATGATAAGTTTATCAATGGCTGTGCTGCGAACGGTATTAGCGTTGATGTCTCTCAAGGGCTCTGGGATAAGTTCGAGTTCTTCTCCGGCTATGGCTTCAATAAATCACACGCCGTGTCTTACAGCATCATCTCGTTCCAGTGCGCATGGCTGTGGAACTACTATCCCGCAGAGTGGATGGCAGCGTTCCTCGACAAAGAGCCAGAGAGCAGAAAAGAGAAGGCGATCAACATTGCAAAGAAATATGGATTTGACATTGCGCCTCTCGATATCAACAAGTCCGGTACCGTCTGGGAGATTAGCGAAGATGGAAAGACACTTATCCAGCCTCTGACTTCAATCAAGGGTTTCGGCGACTCGGCTATCCAGCAGGTTCTCGAACATCGCCCGTTCAACACCGCAGAAGAGTTGCTTTTCAACGAGGAAGTCGTGTATTCCAAGCTGAACAAGAAGTGCTTGGACGCTCTTTGTCGAGGGGGCGCCCTAGATGAACTTATTGATGATCGTTTTACGGGAATGAAACACTTCTGGTCTGCATGCATTGTTGACCGTCCCAAAAACCTCAAGAGATTGGCAGAGAATATCAAAACTTACAGCCCTGAAGGAGACTTCAGTCACGAGGAGATTATTCAGTTTAAGACAGATTTAACTGGAGTCTTCCCCATCAACTTGGTCATAGGAACAGAGAAGATCGAAAAACTTAAGGAGAAGTTTGTTCCACCAATCTCTGAATTCGACCCCGCGTTGACTTTGTGCTGGTTTATTCCTCGAAAGATTATCGAGCGCAAGACCAAGAATGGCAAGTTATATTGGATTGTGGAAGTGATTGATTCAAATAATGAATCAACGAGGATTCGATGCTGGGGCGTTAAGCCACACAAGGATACCATCCGTATTAATCGACCCTATATGGCAAAGCTTAAGTACGATGAGAACTGGGGATTTTCCACATATGCAATTGGCAAAACATTTAGACTATTAGGATAAAACGATGAACGTAATAGTAGACCATAGCGCCCTGTTCAAAAAGGTGGAGTTAGTAGACGATCTCCCTGTTGTCATTCGAGTGAGAAAGTTCACAGAGGACTCCGCAAAGGAATTTTCAGAGCTAATGTGCAAAGCTCAAAACACCGGACAGCCCGTGATACCGGTTATCATCGACAGCTATGGTGGACAAGTCTATAGTTTGATGTCTATGATATCAGATATCCGCCACGCTACTCTCCCCGTGGCCACCATCATTCAGGGAAAGGCAATGAGTTGCGGCGCCATCCTTGCGAGCTTTGGCGACGAAGGGCGCAGATATATGGATCCCGATGCCACCCTTATGATTCACGACGTATCTTCAATGAACTGGGGGAAAGTAGAAGAAGTAAAGGCCTCTGCGGAAGAAACTGAACGCCTCAATAAAAAGGTCTATCGAATGATGGCGAGAAATTGTGGCCACCAGGAAGACTATTTCTTGAAAATTGTACACCAGAAGGGGCACGCTGATTGGTTTTTGGACTATGAAGAGGCCTCGCGCCACAACCTCATCAACCATGCGCACGTTCCGAAGCTGAAAATATATACTAATGTTGAATTTGACTTTGGCTAAACACTACTTATGATATGTCTACCTCTACTCAATTTCGATGGAAGCGATCGCTTAACGGGCTTCGTTTTCTCCACGAAGAGCATGCTATAATATGTGAGGTGGCTAAATCCTCTGGTCCAGAATTTCAAGAATACTATGAGAAGTTCTGTGCCGAACATGGCATCGACATCGCAGAGCTAAATGCTAAACATGCCGAAAGAGTAAGAGAGGCGTATGGGATCGAGGAAAACCTAGGTCAACTTTCTGATGAACAGATAGAAGAGCAGAAAGTATCACCAGCCGAAGAAACCGCAGTTATCAAATTTCAAGGATCTGCTGGCGAAGAAGGGGAGGCTGCTATCGACAAGGAGATGCATGAGACATTCACGCGACTATTTAAGGCTATAGCGACCCATGTTCATCCCGATAAAGCCCGCGATGACTTCACTAGAGACTTATTTGAGGAAGCGTTCAAAGAGGCAAAGCATGCGCTAGACAAGCAGCAGTACTTTAAATTACTAGAAATGGCAGAAGAGCTTGACATTGAGTTGCCAAAGAATTATAATGAACAAATAAGCTGGATGGAAACAGAGCAGAAAAGATTGAGAAACTCAATTCAAAAAGCTACGCAAACATATAACTATCTCTTTTATGATTGTGATTCCGATGATAGGCGAGACAATCTGATTCGCAGTTTCCTCAAACAACTATTTGGTTTTGAAATTCCTCAAAAAAACACTTGACTTTTGATTCCAACTCAGCTATAATAAGAATGAACCAATAAGGAGGGCTTGTGGCCAATACACTAAAAGAGAAACAAAAGTACGTGAAGGAATATATCCGCTCACTTAACGCCATTGAAGAGGCAATGGAGCCATACAAGGAACAACGACGGGAGCTACGTAGCGAGTACCGCGAAAATCGCTGGCTCGACACAGATGAGATCCGAGCAGCAGTCAAAGCTTACCGCTTGTTTAAGGGAAAGATTAACATTGACGAAGTGGTGGACAACTACAACCTTCTTACAAAGGGAGAAGATCAGTGATTCTTGAATATTCAAAGGTTCGCGGCAATGCACGATCGCCTGATCGTGCAAATCCGTCTGATGCTGGGCTTGATTTATTTCACTGTCCGGAAGAGGGCTGTGTCGCTGGCCGCTGGTTGAGACCCGGACAATCGGGACTCTTCCAGACTGGCTTGAGGTTCGGGATTCCACACGGATATATGCTCGAAGTAAAGAACCGTTCAGGTAACGCTGCAAAAAAGCACCTCCTTGTCGGAGCCTGCGTAGTAGACAGTGGCTATGATGGAGAGGTCTTCGTCAACCTTCACAATGTTGGAAAAGAGCCACAATTCATTCACGCAGATATGAAGATCGCACAAGTTGTGCTGATTCCTGTTGTACACTTCCGCGCCATCGAGCGCACTGCCGGCAATCTATATGATTACCCAATGACAATTAGTGAACGAGGCGCCGGGTCTTTAGGGAGCACAGATCAATGATGGATAGTCGTGTTTATATTGAGCATTTTGAGAAGGATTTTTACAAATCTGTATATAGGCGATGGCGCCTAGATTCTGAAAAAGCAGCAAAGGATATTGTAGGAGAAGAGTATGAATCTTTCAGGAGCACCATCTATAAACAACACGGCTTTAGTGTTGTAGAGGAGAAAAGTCGAAAGACTATTGGTGGGTACGACGCGGACTTGGCGATCGAGCGCGACGGCGAAATTATCATCGTTGAAGAAGCAAAGGGACATTATGTAGATTCGTGCTTCCTGCAACGCGCAATTAGCAGTTGTGCAATTGTGGTTGCGCACTGTATATCTGAAAACAAAGAGCCGCCACATTTTGTTTTAAGCTGTCCTACCAAGATGAATAATTATTCAGAAGTGTTCGACCGTCAATGTGCGTTATATCGCGAGGACATTCGCCATTACTTAAAAACAAAGTTTACATATCTTCCAGTGTGTGCCCACGGCCGTGTCGGTCGCCGTAAGTATTACGCTAATGAGGAGAACTGCTTCACTTTGAACGAAGAACTGGTACAGCAACAACTTTCATTTTTAGAGGGCATGAAGAATGATTGATGAGATTTTAACTGGGGATTGCCTCGAACGACTCAAGGAGTTGCCAGATAATTCGATTGACATGGTACTCTGCGACTTGCCGTACGGCACGACTCAATGCAAGTGGGACACTATTATACCTTTTGAGCCTTTATGGGCGGAGTATAATCGAGTGTGTAAGATAAATGCGCCAATGGTCTTCACAGCCTCGCAGCCTTTTACGAGCCAGCTTATAAATTCTAATATTAAAAATTTCAAATATACATGGGTATGGGAAAAGTCAAAGGCAACAGGCTACTTGAATGCAAAACGCATGCCAATGAGAGCCCATGAGGATGTCTGTGTATTTTATCGCAAGCCTCCGGTATACAATCCGCGTATGCGGCAAGGCACCCCCTACAACAAGGGCCGCGCCCATCGCCCTACTGAAGTGTATGGTTCTCAAGTCTCTACCTTGGTGAAGAATGATACAGGTCTGCGGTATCCAAGAACTGTAGTATACTTTAAGACAGCAGAATCGGAAGGTAAGGTTCTTCACCCTACTCAAAAGCCGGTTGAATTGTTTAAATATTTAATCGAAACTTATTCTAACGAAGGCGATGTTATTTTAGACTCGTGCATAGGCGTTGGTACGACGGCACTGGCAGCTATACAGAGCGATCGCCACTATATTGGTATTGAACTGGATCCAAAGTATGTTTCCATAACCAATCACCGAATTAAAGAATTGAAGGAAAGCAAATGAATAAAGCAACGCAAAAGACAATGTTTAGCTCTGCCACTGGCAAATGGTCGACACCCCAAGAATTTTTCGACAAACTAAATTGGAGATTTGGACCCTTTAGTCTTGATCCGTGTGCGTCAGAAGAAAACACAAAGTGTGCAAAATTCTTCACAGAAGCAGACGACGGGCTTACCAAGGATTGGACAGGGCATACGGCTTTTGTTAATCCCCCATATGGCCGCGGTATTGATCAGTGGATTCAGAAGGCTTATGAATCAGCCGAAGCCGACGCAGACACCAAGGTCGTTATGTTGATTCCGGCACGAACCGATACCAAGTATTGGCATGACTATGTGATGAAGGCAGAGTATGTCTATTTCATTAAGGGCCGCCTCAAGTTTGGTGATAGCAAGAATTGTGCGCCATTCCCATCTGCCGTGGTGGTATTCCGCAAGCACCCCACGTGGGCGCTGGGTGCTCTTCCATCGATGGGAGTACTAACACGATGAATCGAAAACAGCGCAGGACAGCGGATGCGAAGCGCCGAAAGGCAGATAGCCAGCAAATGATGGAGGACAAGTTGATGATGTTTGGACACTTGCCAGAGAGTTGCTCCGTTTGTTCAGCGTCTTTCGATAAGTCGGACCGAGAGATGGTCTTTTCTTGGAAGGTGGTGGTTCGAGAAGAAAAAGAGTCAGTTACACTATTCTGCCCAGATTGTATTAAAAAAACACAGGAGGCATTAGCCAATGCCAGTTAACAGGATTTCCGAGAACGCTTTACGAAAGCTTATCAAGGGGCATATCGACCAAGAAGCTCTTTGTGTCATAAAGTTTTACTCCAATGGGTGTGACTATTGTTCAGCACTGCATGATCGCTACGTGGAGTTATCCGACTCGAACGAAGAACAGTCCGTACATTTCTTTGCATTTAACGTAGACGACGCCAACAATCTAGACTCTCTTATTAAAATAAACGGAGTCCCGACGATTGCTAGTGTGAAAACTGGGCTTATAAAGCCCCGCGTGAGAATTTTAAAAGATCCCAAGCCTCCTCATGAGAATACTTGGTATCACTCTGGGGATATTGAAGAATTTATCCAGCGAGGAAAGTCATGAGAGAGGGTGAACCAAAGAGAACGCGATCGACCGACTTCATAAGAACGGAAGATGGTAAGATCTATCTACCTCGACCAAAGGGCTGGATGCACGGAATGGGATTGCAGAGCCTATTTAGAAAAACCCTTAACGAACAGATCCATATAGCATCACCAGAATACTGGGAGACACTAAAGAAAGACAACAAGATGCTAACATTGCTAATGATATCCGATACAGAACACAAAGTGATTGTAAAACCCTAACGCAAAGCAACCCCCGAGGACACAGACAGTAAGTGGGAAACAGAAAGCAAGATACAAGAGGAGCCGTCATGAATGAAATAGAGAAAGTTAGAGATGAACTCGGAGACGAAAAAGCTAAAAGACTCAATCAGTTAAGAGAATACTCAAAAGCGATAGTAAACATGTCTTTGTGCAGAGATCTGCAGGGGAAGAAAGCTCTAGCCGATTGTTTAAACGAAGTCAACGAGATATTGGCTGAAGCGGGATTGGTGTCAAACAGATGAATCCTCTTATTAAATCTGGAGACTTGGTGAAACACAAGGCAACTTGGCACGACTATGGAGTTGGACTCGTTATTTGCAAAACAGGAGAGATCAATACGTGGGGAATGAGACACGATCCAGACGAGCACATGAGATGGTGGGTTCTTTGGACAAGCTCGCCCAGCAAGCCAGAACCTAACGGATATTCTATAACTTACGAAACGGACGTTACAATCGTCCATGCTGCATAAAATAAAGGAAGCACAATGAGAAGAGGACCAGCAGACAGACAGAGGCGCCGAGAGGCCGCCGAGGGGAGAGCCTTTGAGCGCTCAAACCGCACCGCACAACAGCAACTAGATAAGCTAGATGCGCTCCTCGGAGAAGGTGCAGGCGCCGTTAAAGAACGCGCGCGCCTTGAAAAACAACTCCGAGACTAAAGAGAGGTACAATTCATGAGTACAGCAAGACAACAATTCGTAGAAGTAGCCTTAATGAAGTTACGAGCGGAACTATTAGAACATAAGGCTATCATTGATGCTTATTTAGAGAGGCCGCTATCTTCTATTAAAGACGAAGTTTATTTTAATGACATCGTAGAGCATGCCAAAGCAGTGGCTCTCTTGGAACACACCTACAGAATAGTGCAAACTACATACTTACCGCCACCAGTCGCCCCGCCAGCACCGATTCCCTCTGACCCCACGGCAAAGGAAGCTGCCATCACCGAAGAAGACTTGGCGGCAAGGTCGCCAACTTTCCGAAAATCACAGAAGACCAAAAAGAAGAAAAAGGCAGACAAATGAACAGGGCCCTGTCGTACGATGATGTACTCCTGGTTCCCCAGTATTCGGACATCGACTCTCGCACGGAGATTGATATTGGCACCGATTTAGGAAAGAATATCAAGCTAACGTTGCCTATTATTGCTTCGCCGATGGATACTATCACGGGCACTCGCATGGCGCTAGCCATGGCGACTGCCGGCGGTACAGGTGTGGTTCACCGCTACAATACCCCCGCTTCCCAATGTGAACAAATACACCAGCTTATGTTAGAAACAGGGGCTGTCCCCCAAATTGGTGCGGCGATTGGGGTTAATGGAGACTATTTGGAGAGAGCACGCCAGTTGATCGCCGCCGGCGCCGGCTTTTTCTGTGTTGATGTAGCTCACGGTCATCATGCGATGGTGAAACGCGCGCTTCAGAAACTTCGAAATGAGTTTGGCGATAGTGTACACATCATGGCAGGAAATGTCGCAACTCTCCAAGGGGTCAACGATCTCGCGGATTGGGGTGCAGATAGTGTGCGCTGTAATATTGGTGGTGGTTCTATTTGTTCCACACGAATTCAGACCGGCCACGGCTTACCCGGCTTACAGACAATCTTCGAGTGCGCCAAGACCGACCGTGATGTAAAGATCATCGCTGACGGTGGCATTAAGAACTCTGGTGATATGGTGAAAGCCTTGGCTGCCGGCGCAGATGCAGTGATGGTCGGCTCTTTGCTCTCGGGCACGGACGAAACTCCAGGACCACTACAGAGGAGCCCCGATGGAACACAATGGAAAGCTTACAGGGGAATGGCCAGCAAAGAGGCACAGATTTGTTGGCGAGGTAAATACTCTTCGTTTGAGGGAGTTGCAACGCGTGTTCCGTACCGCGGACCTGTGGGTGCAGTATTGGAAGATATTGAGAGAGGAATTCGTTCTGGACTATCTTATTCAGGCGCCCGAACGATTGTGGAACTCCAGGCTAAAGCCCAATTTGTAAGACAGACTACATCAGGATTGAGCGAGAGTAGGACACATATCCTGTCGAGGAGTTGGTGATGAGCGATGAAGGTGAAGCAGACTATGGTAAGCTCAATAAGCGCGTGGTATTTTCAGACAACGAACATCGTCACGCCAAGCTTGTTCTTAAACTCAAACACGATGGGTTTAAACAGGGGCAATTCTTTAGAGCAATCATTACCGGCTACATTAATGACGATCCCGTGTTGCAACAGTTTGTTGACGAAGTGAAAGAGCAGTCTCCGAGGATTAAAAAGAAATCTCGCCGCCTCCGCGATCAAGGAGAAGCGACAATGAACGAACTCGGCTTTAACGAAGGTGATATAGAAAACATATTTGACCTTATTGAGCAAGAGCACCCGGACTTATGAAAAAGAATGACGGACTCACAGAATGCGCCCGCTGTTGCCGAAAGAATCTCTTAAATTGCCCACTCACAGAATGTAAAATGTGGATTAATTATGAAAAAGATAGCAATTGCACATTGGTGGCTATTTATAACAATGATCAAAAACCTATGACCTTAAGACAGATTGCAGAGCGTTTAGGAATCTCTTTTGCGAGAGTAAAACAGATTGAAACCAAGGCGTTCGCGAAACTTAAAAAACATCTAGTTGAGAAACCTTATTAAGTTTTAGGCACATTGACATTTGTACTACTATTTATTGATGAGTTTATGTAAATAAACAAGGAGATTTTATAATGGCTCGTAAGACTTTGTTAACCGAGAGCGAACTTCGCCGCTTCATGAAGCTCGCTGATATGCGCCCCGTAGGGGAAAAAAGAATTCAAGAAATGGGAGCGCCGCCTTATCCCGGTGCTCGCGATGAAGAAGAAGAAGTAGAGGCCGAGGTAGAACTCGGACCTGCGGATGACGTGCCTATGGGCGAACCAATGGACGAGCCAATGGACGAGCCAATGGAGGAACCTATGGACGAGCCAATGGACGAGCCAATGGACGACATGTCCGTTGAAGCAGACCCAGCGGTGGAAGCTAAATTTGCCGAGTTTATGACGCAAGTGGCAGCAGTCGCTCAAGAAGTCCTCGGCATCGAGGTCGATGTTGAAGAAGCTCCAGCAGCCGGAGACGAACTCGGCGGAGAAGAAGACATAGAAATGGACGCTGCAGCAGTAGAAATGGAGCCAATGGGCGATCTCCCGGGAGAGGCCGAAGAAGGAGGTGAAGAACTTGAATTTGGCTCAGAAGAAGAAGAAGACCCAGAGGCTGCAATGGTCGCTGAAGTCGCTCGACGCGTTGCTGTGCGCCTCCAAAGAGAGGGGCGCAAAGCAGAAGTTGTCGACCAACTAGCCGAAAGAATCATGAAGAGGCTCACAAAATAGTTGACAAAATAATACGAGAGTGTTAAGATATAACCATCGACCTCTTAAGGCGATGGTTATTTTTTTATAGAGAATTATGAATTATTTATTAATGACGCTGGTCTTTATCTTTGGGTATTTGACCTGCAAGGTATTTTATTATCTCAAATCAGCAAGACTTAGTATTCAGCTTATACAGATGTCAAATCTTGTTTCGCTCTTTCTTTTAACTCGCGCTTTGGAGAATTTTGAACATTCTCGAGTTCTTTGCCTTAAAGACTTACGAGAAAAAGATATCTCCGAACGCAATTTGAAGATTTATGAAGAGAATTTAGATTTAGAAATTGAATTATTTAAGAAGCGCTCAATATCGCTGCTTTTGGAGGTTCATCCGGATTTTTTCCAAGGAGTGGTTCCCTATACTGACTGGAGTTCTGCAATGAATTATTTAGAATCCAATAGAAATGTCATCATGAGCACCTATTTAGAAAAGTAACAAGTAGCAAGGAAGGGGTTGCATTATGATTAAAAAGATAAAAAAGCTGATATCCAACGAAGAGGCTCAAAAACACCCACCAGCCCCAACACAGAAAAGAGAGCCCGACTTACGCACCATAGGACTATTTGCCGAGGTTTCATCCGAGAAGATTGCCGAGGTTAGCCACGCGTTGCTATACCTTAATGAACTCAATCACATGAATGAGGATCCTCGCACTCATCGCCCTATCTTATTTTATATCTCCACTTATGGGGGTAATGCTGACGATATGTTTGCGCTGTACGATCTTATGCGCGCCATTCGCAGTGAAACAGAGATACACACGTGTGGGCTCGGAAAGGTTATGTCTGCTGGAGTTTTGATACTCGCCGCCGGCACAAAAGGAAGCCGCTTTATCGGGAAGAACTGCCGAGTCATGATTCATTCTGTGATGGGCGGTAATGCTGGTAGCTTGCATGATATGATGAATGAGATGGACGCAATAGAAAATCTTCAACAGATGTACATCAACTGCTTGGTTGCGGAAACAAAATTAACCGAGACTAAGCTTAAAAAAATGCTGGAACGCAAGGTTAACATCTATTTATCTGCAGAAGAAGCGGTTGAGTATGGTATCGCCGACCACATAATTTAAAGAGGACTAATATGTCAGACTTACATAAGATTTTACAAGAAGAGTACGAAAAGAAGCTCACTCTTTCCCCTCACCTCTTGATGGAGATGATCGGGGAAATGATGGACGAGATGACCGCGCATGCTCTGTCCCCCTCTCCAATTGAGGAAGAAGCTTCTAACCAATCAACTCGCACTTATCATGTATCAGAAATTCCCATGATCCCGATTTCAGAATTGGGGTGGGCTAATGCTGACGATGACGCCGCCAATGATGACCCGAGTGTACCACCCTCTCAGCGCGCAGGCCTGGAGCAGTATTTAAGAAACATTCCTGGTACCGGATTTGACGATAAGCTTAATGCAGTTTCTGATATTATGAAGGAAGGGATCAACTCACTTCCTAAAGATAATCCTCGTGAGTTCATCCAGCAGGCCATGGCCTTCTTGGTGTTCTATAAGACCCTTACAATGGCAATTACCAACTTCAATGCATCTGCTGCAGGCTTTAACTTTGAAGCTTTCCTGGCAGCATTGATGGATGGAAAACAGATCCCAGCCTCTGGCGCCAATACAATTGCTGATATTACAGCAAACGTCGATGGAGAGCGCGTACCAATCAGTCTCAAACTTTATAACGATGCCGGACTTGAGGTCGGCGGTAGTTTTGTAGATTTGAGTAACGATATGATCGTGCCTAACCCAGCCTGGGAGGCCTGGGTGGCGTCCAATCCGGAGTTCGAAGGCGGCGCCATGCGCTATATTGCATGTACAAAGCAGTTATCAGGTGACGGAGTGGAACAAGAAGGGGTTATCAACTTTTATGAGTTTGATATCACACGTTCAAATCTCTTTGAACTTCTCTCTAATGCCGGCCAAAAAGGCCAGAAATGCATTCTTTCTAACCGCGCCTTTATGAGCGCCCTTACGCGCTACATGGAGACTGGAGAAGAGACTGAAGCACTTGAGTGGGCGGCTAACATTCCAGCCCGAAGCGATACTAGTGATTCGGCAGAGATGTCAACGATGTGGTCGAACTGGCTCGACAAAACACCCCTTGAGGGATTGCAAGAATTCGGAGTAGATGATTCTCAAATCGAGGCTATAAAAGATGCGATACTCCGCTTATATATCGATACTATCGAGAGAGAACAAAAAGCCCTCCGACTTGGCACACCCTCGCAAATTAAGGGAGCAATACTCTCTGTGATTAATCCTGAACTTAAAACCAGTTCGCGACACCCCGAGGTGGAGAAGACAAAACAAATAGCAGCATTGTTTATAGATCTTTTTAATCAATTTAAGAAACAAGAGATAAAATCCCGAGATGCGCGCTCAAACTTCCTTAATAGCGTTGAGGAGTGGGCGACTGGAAACGAAGTAGTAGAGTGGTACAATGCCCTAACTCCAGAACTGAAGGCTGTTGCCATCAAGAATTCAAGAGGATATCTATCCAACTCTCACTGGGTGGTCCCACGCGGCGCCACCATTAGACTGGGAGGTGGCGAGCCTTTCGCGATGCTTCAAATTGGCGCCAAGTATGTGGTACAAGTGTTGGAGACAGCCCGCGGCGAACTGATAGACGAGGTGTTCGGCATCTTTGACGAGATGGCAAAAATGTCAGCCAAGCTAAATTCATTCTTTGCAAACGGACTCCAGGCTCCAGAAGAAGCCGAGGCAGGCGCCGAAGCCGGCGAAGCTGCCGCAGAGAAAGCTCGTCACGTTGCTGGCGTAGACGAATAAATTAAATAAAGTGCTTGACAAATCCCTGTCAGGCGATTATAATAATAATATAACTGCACAACTACGAGGTATTAATGAGCAGAGCTTACGATGATAATCAAACTTTACAGCAAAAGATTATCAATGGCGCCAATGTCCTAGCGGACAATGTGGCGTCCACTTTGGGACCAAGAGGCCGAAACGTGTTACTCAAAGAGAAGGACCAACAGCCCTTCATCACGAAGGACGGTGTAACGGTCGCCTACTTTGTTGCACTAGATGATCCTTTCGAGAATGCTGGTGCTCAAATTATTCGCCAAGCTGCTATTGAAACTAATAATACTGCCGGCGATGGCACCACCACATCTACGGTGCTTGCCCGGGCTATCTTGCGAGAATCACAGCGATTTATCGCATCAGGTGTTTCTCCCATTGAACTACAGCGCGGAATTGACCGCGCTACGCAAGAAGTGGTCGCTAATCTCGAAAAGATGGCGAAGCCCATTACCAGTACGGAAGATATCGAACACATCGCGACTATCTCTGCCAACAATGATAAAACCATTGGGCACCTCATTGCACTTGCTGTTGATCGAGTCGGACAAGATGGCTCCATAACTATTGAAGAGTCACGCTCTCATGATACAACTTTAGATGTTACAGAAGGCTTTAAGATTAATGCAGGTTACTGCGCCGGCGCCTTTATAACAGACGAACGACGAGCTACCATGCACCATGACGAGCCTCTGTTTCTTGTAACTGACCACAAGATCAATACTGTTGAACAAGTATTGCCGATCTTGGAAATGATTGCTCGCGAGAGTCGCCCTCTTATTATTGTGGCTGAAGATATTGACGGACAGGCGCTAGCTGCCATGATTATGAATGCCATGCGCGGAACAATGAAGATCGCCGGCGTGAAAGCTCCTGCTTATGGTGAAGAACGCCGCCAGACCCTCGCAGACTTGGCCCTTTCTGTGGGAGCGACTTTTATTACTAGAGAAAGTGGACAAAAGCTATCAGACGTACGGATGACTGACCTAGGATCCGCAAAGTTTGTAGAAGCGTCTAAATTCAGTACCACCGTTGTAGGTGGTGCATGTGACTTTGAGGCGGTTGAGACGACTATCTCGGCTCTCAAGTCACAGATAGGACAAACAGACGATTTGAAGGTCTGTGAGCGCCTCCAAGATCGCATTGTGCGCCTCTCTTCTGGCGTAGCTGTTATTAATGTTGGCGGTTCGACAGAAGTAGAGATGACAGAGCGAAAACATAGAATTGAGGACGCCCTAGAAGCGGTACGCTCTGGACAAGAACAAGGGATCATCACTGGCGGCGGCGCTGCTTTGCTCCGCGCTGCCAATAGCTTGCCTATTTCAACAGACAATACAGAACAAGACCTCGGCACCAGCGTGGTAAAGGCTGCCTGCGAGGAGCCTATTCGACAGATGGCGCTTAACGCAGGATTATCACCAGACTTGATGGTTGAAAAGATCAACAATGCCCCAGCAGAGGAGGGTGTTGATTTTCGAACTGGCGAACTAATTAACATGTTAGAAGCTGGAATTATTGATCCAGTAAAGGTTACACTTACGGCACTCACAAATGCCGCTAGCTGTGCGGGAACTTTAATCACTACCAATTATGGGATTATACAAGTAGAGTAATTATGGGCATGAAAATGGGCGACTTATTGCATATTCCACAGGCAGTGACCTTGTGGTCTGCAGAAAAAACAACAAAAGGGCTCTCGATGCCTTATATTCAGACTGATAGACCGGTAGTAGCCTTGTATTTAGGGCCTTATCCACGAATGCTCGGCGCGCAAGACGCGCTAATAACTGTATTACTCAAGGGCCGTGAGCACTTTGTACACTCAAAGGACGTTTATTTATTTAAGGAAGACAAATGTTAGTAAAATTGACCGAAGTATGTAGCAGAGGTGCTGTCACCTCACAGCAGAACTTTTTGTTGAGAGAAGTATTTATCAACCCCGATCAGGTTGTGATGATCCGCGAGGATTTCCGTACGCGTGAGCTAAACGAAAGCGGACTTCTTAAAGAAGGATTGAATACAGACCATCGCTTTTCAAAGTTGACAATCAATAGAGGGCAGACCGGAACAGAGGTTGTAGTGATCGGGGCCCCGGCTGTCATTGAGGAAGCGTTGCAAAATTTATCTCACAAACTATTGAAAGGATAAAAGACGAAATGAGCCAAAGAGTAACCCTGACATATAGTGTAGAGTTGGAACAACTCGAAGCCGAGACTCAACGTCTCTACAATAATGCAACTGATGCCCTAGCGAGTTCATCTGAACAATCATCAAATAAGTGCGAAATGTTAAGCACAATCACTCTTAGTCAAATTGAAGGCCTTCGCCGCAAACTTGCCTCGGTCGACACAATGTTATCCGACATAGGGGAAATCATCCAATCTTATATTGAGTATAAGTTTCAAAAGGACATTCCCGCTATCGCAACGCCCGATATTTCTGCGATAGAGAAAGCGTTATCACAAATAAACGACTTAAAAGAGCACACGGCTGATGAATCACACACCCCTCAAGAAGACCTCGCCCCATAAAAGCATTACCTATTTGAAGACGATCCTGCGTACAGATACTCCTGTACACGTGATGCTATTACATGATGGATTTCTTGATGGCGCGCTTATAAAAGACAAACACCACGTATTTAGCCACACTAGTGCTATCAGCGTGTATAACTTTTGGGACTGTCTCTCGAAAGAGCCCAAGAAGCTCTATGATATGGTGGTGAGCCTAGACGCTACAAGTGCCCGTGAGCCAGAAAAGAGTTATGGATTTTTTCGAGATAGCTGGAACAAGCGCTCGAACGTCTATATGAGGGCGGCTTTATTTTTTATAGTCTCTATTTCTTCAGAAGATGGTACAATATCTTCAGGAAAGATAGAGCAAAATGCTGCCAAGAAATTTTTGTTTGGCAAGCTCCGTGCCTTTCGCCCCAGCGATAGGTGGTTTCCAACTTATCATCACGAAATGAGCATTATTGAGCAAGTTGAGACAATTCCTCAAACACATCAGATAGTGATTCCTGCCGGCACCTATGATTATGATTTTTTAAGTCCATCAAAAAGATATGGTGTGGAACAAACACCTATTATTCACAAGGATTTAAGAGAATTGTTTTACAAGTCTGATAATGTTATATTGACTTATTTTTATCACCCCGAACTTTTGGAGTTATATGATAGAGAATGTGTGACAATGGTTGACGAAAACGGTAACATAACCACCGACAGCACCCAGTGCAAGGAGCTTGTAATTGCCAAGCTATAGTGTAATCGCAGGCTTCGGGCTGTTTGTGATGGGGCACATATTAGCGTGGTTTCAGCTAAACTCACAGTTTGTGTGGCAGTGGTGGCAGAAACACCCCATCTTCACAGTGGCGTTGTACGCCGTTCCTACGGGGCTTTGCTTCTTAATGGGGTCTAGACTCATTGTGGAAGCAACAGGCGCCCTGTGGACGTCTAGGTTCCTCGCATTCTCTGCCTCCTATCTTGCGTTCCCGCTCCTTACATGGCACTTCATGGGCGAGACTATGCTAACAACCAAGACAATGGTTTGTGTGCTTCTCTCTTGCATGATTGTAGCGGTCCAACTCTTTTGGAAGTAATGTAAAATAACCAACTATTTATTGTATTGGAGGAAATTTGATGAGTTATTCTACCGACAAATGGTTTCGTTATTTGCGTACCGAAGCCTCCCGTTGCACTGTCCAGCCAACTTTTGATCAAGAATCAGAGGAGGTGAATAATAGAGTTGCTGCTTTATTAGAGCGCACCGAACTCCTCGATGAGATCTCACGCCAAGAAGCAGATAATGTTATGGACTGGTTCGACGACGATTACACCATGCTTTCGTTTGACGATCTGTTTAAGGGCAAGCTACGCAGAGCGGTACCGCTGCAGTCCGAGGACGCAAAGAAGCTACTGGAAGTGGTTAACCGACTTAAGGCCGAAGGCTGGAAAGTCCCAGAGAACCCAGAGGATGCCGCCTATCACAAGCGCAAGTTCCCAGTAAAGACTGTCAAGCAAAAAGAACGCCGCAGAGTAGGAGAGCTACCAGCAGGCTTTGGCGAAGTCAACCCAGAGACAAACCCCGATCCGCGACCCGTGGAGGAGTATGAGGTTGACACGGAGGTTGCCGACTTGCGCCTCACGAAGACTCGCACCATCACAATCCCCAAGGGGCCAAGGGCAGGCGAGACTGTTGAGAAGAAAGACGAGACAACAATGTCTCGCGCGATCCTTAAGAATAAAAGCATACCAATAGAACTGCAGGATTGGTGGAGAAAGAGGCAGGTCTACTATACTAAAGAAGGACAATGGAAACAGATCGAGCAGTTCTTTAAGGGAGATGTTGACAAAGATGAACTAGGCATGATGGCAATCTTGTCTCGCCACCCTCTCGATGTTCTCCGCATGAGCGACATTGACAAAATCAGGTCTTGCCACAGTGAGGGGGCTTCGGAGTTTCATTGTGCCATCGCCGAAAGCCGCGGCCATGGACCGATTGCCTACCTTGTGTCCCCACAGCAGTATGAAAAGCTTATGGACGGAGATCTTGGAGAAGATCCTAGCGTAGAAGAAGACATGGAGTTTAGGAAGAACCTTATAGGTTGGCTCGTAAAAGGTGAGGGAGCTAGTGTTCGATGGACTTTTGAGCCTCCTGACGAGATCAAACCCTTTTTAAATGAGGATGGAGTCTTCTCTGGAAAGCGATACGCGAGGGAGTATTTCATTCCGAAATACGAAAAGCTTTTCAAAGGCGCCTCGCCGAAGTACTTCGGTGAACATAACCTAACACCAGAGAATGTATCAGCCGCCCTTGCCGCAATCTTCCGAGCCTCTAACAACGAAGAGCGTAAAGAGATGATGCCGCGATTTGGTTATAGCTATTTAACCTCTAAAGAACATGCTGACGATAGGCGCTTTAGAATAACCATGGTGGATAGACTGACTCACAGCGAAAAGTTTCACCAGTATGGCAAGAAAGACTTTGATAACAAGTGGTCGCAAACCGCACTTGACGGCGGAGAAATAGACTACGAAGAATACGCCAAAGAACACTTCATTCCAAAATACTCACACAGTCTGGGGAACATCTCTGGGTTTGGCCCAGAGTGGCTTACTGTGAAGAACGTTGCCGCGGCAGCCGAGGCAGTTCATCGATTCGGAGACAACTCTATAGCCGCCTCGCCAGAAGATACGATGGATAAATACGGCTACAAGAGACCACCCACTCAACCCGTAGGACTATCGGCTGAATACGCAGACTACGAACGAAAGAAGAAAGAGTGGGATCAGAAAGAAGAAGCCACCACTTGGTTGAAACAGTATTATGAGAAGTTTCCCAATGTCGCCGCGCGCATCGCATCCAGCAACAGGGCAAAGAAACACGATGATGTCGATCAAGTGATCGATGGCATTCAGGATAGTAATAGTAGCGCCTTCACATCGTTGCCCACATCTGTTCGCAAGCATCTGAATGACGAATGGTTCATCCGAGCAGCGACAGCAGCAGTTAATAAAGACAACTTCAGTCTCAACGGTTTAAATCTGCAGCCGCCTCAACCGCCGAAAGCACCAGAAAAGAAGAAGATTACAGACATCTCTGACTTTGATGATCAAGAGATCTTCAGAGATAAACATCGCGGCATTGAGGGCATCGGCGCAAGAGCCCGCGTACGATTGCGTAAGTTTGTTGATGATGAAGAGGGCATAGAGTTCACAGTCCCAGAGCAACGCCTCTATGGTTTAAGTGTTCCTGGGTTTCTTGAGGCCGTGCGTAAATGGACTTGGGATGAGCAGAAAAACTTGTTCACAGGACCAAATGGAGAGGTCACTCTCCCAAATTGGAACGCGCTTACTCGCCATGGCGGTAGCTACGAAGACTATAGGGACGGGACAATACTTAATAACTTCTTCGCCGAAGGCGGATTCCCTGATGAGTATAGGGATGGCATCAACGTGTCTCACGAGTATGATGAAGATGAATACGAAAATCGACAGGAAGAGATTTTTCAAGAGACTGTTGACGAGGTTGAGAGCATAGTTAGAGCATGGAATGGGAGCTTTGAAGCCTGTGGTCTAGACGCAGAAGTAGAGGAGTTTAACGATTGGGACGATCAGAACATGGAGCCGTCTGTAACGGCTTGGGGCTCATGCCGTCTCTCTGTTAGACTACCGAATGCAGTATCGGTCAAGCAAGAGTTCCAAGCAGACCTAGGAGACAACAGTGTCCCCTACTTTGTCGTTCGATTCGAAGAGGATTACTTTGAAGACGGCACAGCATCCATAGTCTTTCCAGTATCCTATCACTACAAGTCACCCGGCACACGCGACATAGAGGAGATACTCTCTCGCGGTGAGGGAGAAGAAGAGATCTCATGGGATTTAACAATGATGCAAGGCGAAGTCTATTTCAATGTTGAATACTCTATACCAGCGGATTACGATCATGGCAATGGACCTGATGTGGCGGAAAGTCTAGGTCAATGGCTTCATGACGAATGGGACTCCAAGATCGACGAAATACATGAACAGGTTCGCAAAGGACTCATTGAGTTCGAATACCTTGCGCCATCACATTTTGATAAGAAGGCTGAAGACGAGGACCACGAAAAGTGGGCAGAAGAACTGCGCTATTTCCGCTATCAGGGCCCCGACGATGACGGAGAGATGTGGTTTACGCTCTTCCACGATTCAGGAGCCGAGCGCTTCCAGACAACGGACGTTATCGTGCCCTTTGGCTTGGTCGCGACTCGTGGCCAGGGGCGGATGGTTACCACTGATGTTGCTGCCATAATTGGCGGCACCGTCGACCGTGATGGTGCCAGAACGCAACACGTAAAGCACACAGGACAAGCCAAGAGAGCTTTGGCAGCCGAACTTCGCAGACTCGAAGCAGAAGCAAACGCTTATGTTGCCCGCCAAATGAACTTTGACTTCGGAGATCCTAAATACGACAAACCTGAAGATGCGTTTGGAATCGACATGGCGAAAACAGTGGTCTTTGCAACCTATCTCGTTGAGAACGACAGTTTGTTATCTCCCGAACAGCGCGCCCGATTAAAGAACGACAAAGATCGCTACCTTGGCTTTGGTATGAAGATTACTGTCAAAGCAGTTGACACAGAAAAAGAAATCGAGGGTGCTTTTAAGTTTGTTGAGTACATCGACAAGAACATGGATAGAGTAAAGCTAGCCTTTGAGACAATTTACAAGGAATCCATCGAAGAGTACGAGGAGCAGCGAAAGAAAGTCCTGCAAGCACGCTCGTCCAGAGGCACAATGAGCCAATACATTAACGCTCTCGACACTTACATCCGCAACGTAGGACCTCCAGAATGGGATTCCAGAGAACACCACCGCTGGATTCAGCGGCTAGCTTCGTCAATGGCGTTTGTTGAGTGGACAGATGATGCGTTCGATCACATGCGCGCATACGAAAAGCGCGCTTGGATAGAGAACTTCCTAGGTCCCCTTCAAGCCGGCAACGAAATGGCGTACGAGTTCTCACCAGATCGTGAAGCGGGCACACCCCGAAACTTTGGGGAAGCGGTCAGGGCCCAGCTAGCAGAAATGGGAGCATCACACGACCAAATAAACTCTTACACATGGGAAGGCCCAAAAACATACCCAGAGATTTATGACAAGATAGTAAATCCCTCCCAAAAACCAGAAATAGAAGCACCCTCACCCGATGAGGTTGCACAAGCGAGGTCAATTATGGCACAAGGCGACAGAATAGATCCAGACGCACAACTTGAAGAACAGATCATGAGAATGGAGAACCTGCTAGCCGATCCTGCCACTCTTCCTGCTTCAACAGATAGAGCTACTTCCGAAGAAAGTCTTGAGGAGATGATCGAGCGCGCCGCATTTGACAGTCTTCTTGGCGAAGCTGATGCCGCTTATGATCTTCGTATCTATAGAATAACTGTAGGTTGCAATATTAGCGACGAACTTGGCGGCTCCGAGGCAGAAACTGCGGCAGAGATCCGTGGGATTGCTGGCGTTACCACCGTACGCCCCGTGGCAGACCTCAAGAGGCGTATTACGACTCAAAACGAGTATATCCCCTTTGAAATCAAATTCGAGCTTGTAGGGGCAGTCAGCCGGGTACAATACCGTGATGAAGTTCTGATGCCCGGCATGCGTCGGATTAAAGGATTGAACGTGGTCGACTGGACTTCCATTCACAGAACAAATGTACAAGGAACTATTCATACAGTGCGTGAGAATGCTAGCAGCATGGGCGGCAATTTCGGCGGACTTGGTGGTATGGTGGGCGCTCAAATGGGAAAAAGATATCCAGCCCCCGAACGCGTAACTCCCACCCCAACTATTGACGATTTGATTGCTGATTGGGCAGAAGGTGGAGTTCAAATGTATGATCATCCGACAGATACGACCAACATGGCCTTCCACGTAATGATGCCAGTTAAGGAACTTTGGTCTTATTGTGCTACATACTATAGGGGGGATAAAGTTTCTTTTGATGGAAATTATCAAGATTTTATAGCAAATGGTGCCCAAAACCCTGTATATCTAGCAATTGGCAAGAATGGCAGAGCAAAGGTTACGGGAAATGAGGACATTATTTGGTTTGCTAAGAAGTCTGGGCTAGAAGAAATTCCAGTATTTATTAGTTATCAAAGGCAAGTATAATGTTCATACATGAAAAAGGCAATTCATAAATTCGGTAACTTTCTTTTTCAAGTTGCTTGTGTTAGCGCACTGTGTTTTCTAGCGCGTTCCTCTGTCCTTAAACAACACAGTTCAGCGGACATTCCTAGTTCTGGCGAGATTCGTTCCTCTGAAAACGTCGATAACTCCTCTCCGATGCACGATGCGGCGATGGCATCGCGTATGAGCACGGTTAAGGTTCTTAGTGTATCTGCAAATTACAGTATTTCAACAGCTTCTGGGACATATGTCACATACAGAGGTAGGTATTTTATCCTCACAGTTGCCCATGGGGTTAATCCTGATTGTAGTTTCGTGCGATTTATGGCAGCTACCGGCACCGGCGAATTGGTGGAATGTAAACAGACCATTGAAATCAATCAGTATGTGGACTATGCAATTATAGAAGTAGATAAGATAGATGAACTAACGGCTGTGGATATTCACAAGCAAGTTCCGACTTCGCGCGAGTGGATCGATACGTTCGCGACCTTCAATGAATTGATTTATACAGGATACCCTAGCAACATAGGAGTCTCTACTTTTAGGGGCGAGGTAATATCTTATACGCATGATGATTTGGTTTATTTACACTCTTTTGCATGGCCAGGTGCATCTGGATCAGGAGTATTTAACGAAGCGGGACAACTAGTCGGACACATTATGGCCTTGGCGGTAGGCGAGACTGAACACGGTGTTGATGTTTTAGAGGACATTGTGGTGGTTGTCCCACTATTTAGTATTAATTGGTCGATTATTTCGCACCGATAAAGTGAGGTACAAAGATGTCTAAAAAGAGTAAAAAGAAATTCTGCTTATCCACTCTCATCACTAAAGTTGAGAAAATGGACTTGACATGTGGAGAGATTCGTGATAATATAGCTAAGTTACGAGAGGCTCTTGGTGAGCCTGACGAGATTTGCCCCGATGAGGTCGAATCAGAGAAGGCCCTTAAGGGTATCCTTGAAGATATGGTCATGATGAGCATGGCGGAAAACACAACGGACAAAGGAGAGGCTTAATGAGCGATTCTGAACAAGTTTCAGAGTTGGCGATTGAACCCGAAGATTTAAAACCCAAGAAGCCGAGCAATCGCGCTCCGCAGGGGATTAGAGCCTTCACGGTTTGTCGGCAGCGAGATGAAACAGGAGTATCTGGAGAGGGTGTTGTTATTGAAGGCGCAACATTTGCTACGGGACACACCGTTATTCATTGGCTAACTCCTCCCCCGCGCGGCAGTATCGCGTTTTTTGATGCATTTGATGATTTTATTAAGATACATGTCGCCTCACATCCCGGAAATGGAACGATTATCACGTTTGAAGATGGTGAACAGACTATTTATGACGGAGAGAAAGCAGATGAGTTATAAATTTACTATTGGTAGTGTGAAGCGCGGCGATATTCATTACGAAGAAGACGACGAACAAACATACATTGATTTTGACGATGACAAGATCGCGCTTAATGCCAATGGGGTAGTCTTGACCCTCGATGATAATCAGGCGGCGTGGACTGCCTGCAAGCTAGAGGGGGCCGCCCTGCACATTGACGAAGCCAACTTGTATCTCGACAACAATAAAGGAGTTCTGTGGGGCGATAGTTCCGTATTGGTACAAGGAAACGCAACACAGGAAACACTAAAACTTAAAGCTAATGCCACCACTTATTTTCATCTGGACGGGGACTCATCGCCAGGAAAAATAGGCATAGGCACCGAAAGTCCAGGATCTTTCCTACAAATCAGTGGTTCAACAGCGTTCAACATCACCCCGTTTTCTGAAAGTGTAACACTTGACTCAACTCATTTCACAGTAGTTGGCGACTGCAATAACGATAATGTAACATTTACACTCCCAGTCGCATCCGATACTATTGGCGGCCGCATATACGTCATCAAGCGCGTCGACTCGGGCGGAGGAGGGGGACACAACACCCTCACAATTGAGCGCAATGGAAAGACGATTGATGGCATGCCGAGCAATTTAGAGATTGGCGGCGATGCAGGTTGCTACATTATACAGTGCGTTAACGCTACGTATGGTTGGATCATTTTAAGCAAGTATGTTGCATAGAGGAATAACAAATGGATAAATGGTGGAGATTGATAAGAGAGGACAAAGAGCCGACCTACAAGAAGCGCATCCGAAGTTACATTAAAGATCGCAACAGTCTTTTAAAGAAGGGTGGCCAAAAAAACACGCCACCTTATACCAAATCAATGGGATCTCATGTTACTTTCGACAAGCAACTAGAAGAAGAAATTGACATGGAGACTTTTGAAAAACACCCAGAGCTTGAGCCACACATTTTTCGTGGCGACGTAATGAAACCCAAGATTCGCAAGCGACTCTTGAAGATCGTGGAAGATTTCTTGGACGGACTCAAGATAGAGGTCAACCCTTTAGATATTCGTTTAACTGGCTCTCTTGCAAACTTTAATTGGTCAAAATATTCTGATATCGATCTCCATATCATTGTTGACTTCGCCCAGCTTGGAGAAAATGAAGAACTTGTGAAGGCTTATTTTAATGCTGCGCGCATGAACTGGAACAATAAACATGATATTAAAGTTCACGGGTACGAAGTTGAAATTTATGTGGAAGACGCACACGAAGAGCATGTAGCTTCTGGGCTCTACTCGTTGACTGACCAGCAGTGGCTTCAGGAGCCAGATCCCGCACAAGTGGAGATTGATCATGCAACAGTCCACAAGAAAAGTGATGATATTCTATCACAGATTAATTTGATCGAGAGATTCGCTCTTCAAAAGCCCAAATCAGCAAAGAAGAGCATCGATAGATTAAAGGCGAAAATCCGCAGGTTGAGACGCGCCGGATTAAAGAGCGAAAAGGCAGAGTTTTCCGCTGAAAATATTGCATTTAAAATCTTGCGCAGAGAGGGTGCCCTTGATAGGCTTGAGGATATGAAGAATAACGTATATGATGTTCTGATGTCTATGGAGGATAAGGGTGAAGTTTAAAGATATCAAAGAAGAAGACACTGTTTATCCTGGTGAGTACCTCTTACATAAGCCCTCTCATCAGATTGTGGTGTGTGGTGCGTATATGAAAACTAAAGATAAGATCAAAGCTCTAGCTAATGGTCGTCTCCTTATTGATAACATAGCAGAGTTTCAGAAGCTCAATGTTACCAAGGAAGATTACGCCAATAAACTTAAAATTTCTCGTTGTAAGGGATGCTCTTCAAAATAAGCCTATTTATTATAAGTCTAGGGATATTAAGTGAAACAAAAAGAGCATGACCCCAATAAGCCGATCGGACCCTTCAAAGAAGCGAAGGATGGAGCCTATCGTTTTGGATTAAATCTCATGTATGCAGCCGCGCTAGAGGAGTCTTTGCGGCTTTTAGAGGATATGCAGAAAGAATATGAAGAAGCTGTGGCTTGCAACGACTATGAGATGGCTCGCGCCAAAAAGGAAGAACTGGACTACTGCTTGAGTTGTTTGGAGGTGGGCAGTATTGTGGCTGCCAGCGTGGGCGGCCGCAGCGAATGACGAAAATCTATATCTATTGTCTCTTTGATAGGTTTGATCGGTTTCTTGGTGTCTACTCCTCCTTGAAGTCTATCCACCGCGATGCTCTTCGGTATTGTAACACTGGCAACTCAAATGTTATTTTGTTCGTCGATAACCAACCACATGTGGCCACTCTTGTCAATTTGAGAAACCTATTCAAGGGAAAATGTGATCATGAGATACAGTATCGTAGCGACACTCGTGGTGTAAAAGTGTTAAAAACGAAACTGACCGAATAGTTACTATGTGTTAAAAAAAGGTCAATTGGTGCGGTGGGTGGTTGACTATCGCGCATTTGAAGCGTATGATGATAGTAATGTGGTCCGAGGAATAGACCCCATTTATAAATACGGGATAATAATGGAAGTGGGAAGTGATAATCAATCCGCTGCTGTGTGTTGCTATGAGAAACACGACGGTTGTTGGGTTATTTTAAATTTAATTCATGACAATTTAGAGGTTTTAAGCTAATGATTCAGCAAGGAGATTTGGTAAATCTTTACCGTCGCGCTAACTCTGGTGTTGGCATCGTCCTAGAGCAAATAGATGATACGTCAAAAGTACTAAAGATACCAGATGGTAGACAATTTACTGCCAATGTCCGCGACATGCATTGGAATACACGCGCACAGGTAATTGCAGAAGTAGTGTCGCTCACAGACAAACCCCGCCTTGGTTCTAGGTTCTTTTATTATAATTCGCAGTGGTGCAAGAAGTACAAGAATAGTTTTAGTTTTGTGAGGTGGTTTAAGTCTCCTTCTGCATATGGAGCAATAGAGACACAAAAAGATGGATGGTATCCCACCGAATGGCTAAAAACTATTAAAAAATCAACTTGACTTACCTATGTATTTATGATAGGATAAAATCATGGATACAACAATTAAAAATATTGAAGCGTCTTTATCTCGCGCTGTCTGTCAGGGCTGGGACAGAGGTTTCTTAACTTCTATCCTAGGAACCCTCGAAGAGGGATCTCCGCTAACGACAAAGCAGTCTCAAACGCTTAAACAGGTGTTGAGCAGAAATACCGCTGAAGAAAATTCCTCCCACAAGAAATGGGCACCAGAGTTTCGCAATAAACATCAGAAGATTGCACTGGTCTTGGCTCACTATCACATAAGGAATCAATACTATAATGACATGGCGCAAATTATCCTCGCAGGAGATATACCATTAAAGAAAAAATACATGAGAATGTACAATAATATATATTCACAGAAAATTATTAGAGAATTCGAGCGCCCTCCACGGCTGGAACTCGGCACTCATGTTTTGCCACGCGCCCGCTTTAATAAATTTAAACACGTAGAGCAAAGTTTTCTTGGTGACTACGAGAGTGAAAGAAAATCGATAGAGCGTTTTGTCAAAGATGGAGCTTTTATTGTCGGCGTTGAAGAATATATCATCTCCCCTGCGCGAGGCGCGAAGCGTTATCGGCTCTTATCTCCTGGCTCTCAATGTGTTTTTTTGGTAGAAGAGCGTTTTTTGAAGCGAGTGTGAAAAACCCACATACTTATTTATGTGGGACAGGGTGAAAAACAGCAATTAGCAATAGGCGATCTCGTCATAGGGCGATATGATTTGCAGTATTATAGTTATTTTTATGACGAGCTAACAGTAGTTGATTTTGTTGGGGTTATCATTAAGCTCTCTGGGGATACCGATAATGATTTATCTGCTTTATTTGGGGGGCCATACTTTGAAGTTCGTTGCGTCGATGGGAGAAGCAGATTCTTTATCGAGAGTGAGTTAGAAAAAATCTCTTGACAAGCTGGTTTAGAAATGTTATATTAAGAAGGTTGCTAAAAGTTAATCACAACAAAGAGATAGAGAAGATTTATGAAAGTCGGAGAAGTTTATACATGGCTCGATCAGGGCCCCGTCATCCTATTGGAGAGGGTCGCCATCCCCGACCCTATCACAATAGAAGAATTGGAAGAGGAATATGGCTCTATAGAGGAGTTGATTGCCACAGCAGATTGGCCCACCGATGCGGGATGGAAGGTAAAACTCCTTGTAACCAACGAAGTTTTAGATGTGCATGAAGAAACACTAAGAGTAATATCATGAGAATAGGCTTGTTAACTGCGCTCTTGTTGGGGGAAGTGCTGGCGATCCACGAAACTAGCGCGGAGGTAATGATAGGCGATCAACAAGAAGGAGAAAACATCAGATATGTCAACAAATTGTTAAGTCTAGATGAGTTCCCTTGCAATCCTTATCCAAATATGCTATTCTATTATACAGAGCGTGACGAACTTCGTTGCGGTGAACCAGAACCAAACTAGAGGAGATATTTTGATTTATACAGCGATCTTTGCCCAAGAAGACGGGAGATATGCGTACAACTTGTTCGACGCGCCAAACGGGTTTAATGCCGCTTGGAGCGCGATAGAGCGAGAGGTGAATAAGCAGGAGATAGCTATGTCGTTGGTGGCGATAGTACCTGGAAATCAGCAAATAGGCTTTCGGGACAACTTTGTTAACGGGCCATCACCCTTTCAGCAGCCACGCGCTCCAAAGGCGTGGGTGGCACGATAGGTGCAAATCGGTGACATGGTGCGGATACGCCGTCGGAAGATGGTAGGAGAGGCGTGGGAGCCCCCACACTACGAAGAGTGGTGGGAGGCTGGCGGCATTGTCGTCAAGGAGTACCATACTTGGGAGAAGATAGTGACCATCGTTTTCAAAGGCGAGGAGATGAGACTAGCCGCCAACGACGTACAGCTTGTGAGTCGCCCCGCCAGAAGATGTCAACAGAGTGTCAAGAGTAAAAAAACTTATTGACTTTGAGTCCAAGGTATAGTACAATGGCTAAACTAAAACATCATGCCTCGGTAGCTCAATTGGACAGAGCAACGGCCTTCTAAGCCGTAGGTCACAGGTTCGAGTCCTGTTCGAGGTGCCACATTACTTTTAGGAAGGTATTTCATCAGGACATAAATAGCAATAGCTAGACGCTATAACACTAACCCCAACAAGATACGCGCGTAGCTCAGGGGTTAGAGCGTTGTTCTTATAAAGCAAATGCCGTGGGTTCAATTCCCGCCGCGCGTACCACTTACCACAACAAGAGAGAAACAACAAAAATGGAAAGAACTAAATTTACACCTGCTAACGTATTACGAGCGTTGCGCTATATGTCATTTATGACAGTGACTATGGGATCGCTAATGTATTTCCTTGCGTGGGGTTGGGAAAATGTAGACGAGAAAACACAGCTATCGACGTACCTGCTTATGTCATCGCTTCTTTTCTTGCCGCACCTTATCGACGTATACGATTGGTTATTGAAAAAATGTTCACCACAACAAGGGGAGGAATAAAATGGAAAAAGAAATAGGAACAGTTGTGTGGAAATCATACCTTACTTATCTTTTGCTCGGCATTGTGCGCGAGGTTAAGGTTGAAGACGGTTGGCGTTTGCTTCGGATCGAATGGGATCTGCCACATGCCGACTTTGTAGTAGACGATTGGCAACGAGCCAACAATGTGGGGTGCAGATAATGGCTCACCATTATGATAATTATTATCGCGACACGGTTACAAGCTGGACACCAACCCAACAGAGTCAAATGTCCTCTGTTCAAAAAGCTATCAGCCTGATTGAGAATCTTGAGGATGGCGATGATGCTAAAAATCAAGAGATTTTAAAGGGACTACGTTCTGTCTTAAAAGACTTGCGCGGAAACCCCACCAACTTCAAAGGAGAATTTTAATATGAAGATGAAATTATGTGTACACTGCGAGTTTGAGTTTGATCTAGACTCTACAATGAAAAAGAACGTCGGAGGCAAGATTAACGAATGCCCTGAATGTGTCGAAGAACTCGGCACCGAAACAGCCGTTAAGTATTTGGGGCTAACATCAGGCGATGGCAAGATGGCTAGTCTGTCCATTGTTGCGTTTGATTCGGTTGAAGATCGAAAAGCCTACGGAAAGGCTTGGGCTAGCGCCACAGACCCATATACCAGCAATCCACAGAGTATGTCAGAAGTGAGCGGCTCTTTCGGTTCGGTTAAGATTAGGCATATCGCACACAACGCGGGCAACCCTAATCACAAGGGACACAACAGTTAATAATGAATGGCAAAGGATTTGCAAGAAGAGGTTGAGTGGCTTGAACATAAAGTTGAAACTTTAGAAAAACATATTGAGCTACTTGAGCGTGAGAATTTCCATCTAAGAGGTATGATTACTAAAACTATTCATTCCTTGGAAGAATCAAACCGAGAAACAAAAAAGATTATTTATGGACAAACCCAAGGAAGCGTAAGAAAAAACTCTCACTCATTCACCTCCTATTATTATGCGGAGAGAGAAGACGAAAAAGATTAAAAACTTTCCAGCGCCCCCTTTATAAAAAAGATTAATCGCCCATCGTCGGATCCCCTTCGATTGAATTTTTTTTCTTTTTCGTCCTAAAATTTCCTTTCCCCAGCCACACAAAGGCACAAAATGACCAAAAAACTTAACAAACTTGTACGATGTGCAGACGGATTTCACATGTCTGTTCAAGCCAACGAAAACGCATACTGTCAGCCTCGCGCCGCCGCAGGCCCTTACACAAAAGTAGAGGTAGGCTTTCCGAGCATGGAGGAGTCTCTTTTGATTCCCTTCGCAGATGACCCCGAAAAACCCACCCAAACAGTCTACGGATGGGTGCCGATGACGACGGTAATAAACGTGATAGCCAAGCATGGCGGCATGATTGCGGGGGATCTCCCACAAGGTTTTCCATATTTATATGCGGCTGGATTACAAGACGAACCTATTTAATATAGAGTGCTTGAGTGTCCGACTATCTTCAACAATTCGACAGAGATAATACTGGTTTTATCTAAAAGGAAAAAATGCGATGAAAGGATGGAAGTTTGGTATGATACTTGTCGAAGTGTGTGAAAAAACTGGAGAGGAGATTTGCGAACTGGTAGAACTCTATGCCCTCGACAACGAAAATGAATATGGTATGTGGTGTCAAGCGCGCATAATGTCTCCAGATGAATTAGAGCTTGCCCATGCCGACGTTCAACGTGATGGTATCAATCGGTGGTTCTATGAGAACGGAACATTTATAAGCGAAGTTGACGAAGAGACGAGAGAGCCACAATGGAATTGGGAACCTAACAATCCATAACCTTCTCTTGACGTACTATAATTTTTATGATACACTATGAATATGAAACAAAATTATTATGAAATTGCAGCTTTGATTCTCGCGGGAATGATTGTGGGCTATTTTATTATAGGGGTATAACAATGAAAGTCGGTGATTTAGTTATTTATAAAGGTGATGTTCCCTTTTCAAACCCTAAAGGAAAATATACACCAGGAATTGTGATTTCCCTCTATTGCCTCCACGATGAAGAAGAGAGAGGCTGGATCGGAAAAACATGTCAGTGCTGCGCTGATGTCTTGTGGGCTGGAGATCCTGTCATGACAGGACATGTCACCCGATGTTTGGAGGTTCACAATGAAAGTCGGTGATTTAGTTATTTATAAAGGTGACATTTGGAGGTTCACAATGAAAGTCGGTGATTTGGTAGAATATCGCAATGATGATATGCGCCCTCATGGGTGCAAAACGGGAATTATTGTTGCAGAAGAGGCATGCACCCCTCCGTTGTACACGGTTAGCTGGTGGCTGCAAGGTGGAGAAGTATACACGTGTTCGGAATGGCCGCACGATTTAACAATTATTAGCAAAGGAGATAACAATGCAAATCGGTGATTTGGTAAAAATAAAGTCCCCCTATGAACATGCTGGTCGTCAGGGTGTTGTAATTAATAAAATAAAAGGTTCCAGAGCATTTATAAAAAATAATGATTTTGATTTCTTTTTCTCCGTTAGGTTTACCGATACAGGTGAAATTATTAATTTAACCTCTTCGGCGGCTATCGTCGTCAGCGAAGCAGGGGCAAAAAAACAAAATGATTGAATTTATTTATTTATTAATTGGATCTTTTATCTTTTATAGTATTTTTGCATTGGCAGTGGAGATTCTCCACGACATCAGAAATAAAAAGTATGAACTGGCAGACGCTAGAAACACCGAAGAGAGGCAAATCGCTGGTGAAGAAACAAGTGAAGTCGCTTTAGATTATTTACAGATAGCAAAAAGATCAGGAGGAACACGTGAAGCTCGTTAGAGATAAGATTCCTAATATCATTAAAGAGTCAGGCCGAAAACCTGATTATTATAGTGCCCCTGCTCCCGAACGTATTCAACGTCTATTTGATAAAATGCGAGAGGAATTGGATGAATTTATCGAAAACCCTTGTCTTGAGGAGGCGGCAGATATTTATGAGGTGTTTCTGACCCTCTGTGCTGCCCATGAACTGTCCTTTAGGGAAGTGTTGGTAGTTGCTAGCGCAAAACGCGAAGAGCGCGGCGGATTCGACAATGGCGTCGTCTTGCGTGATCGCGCCGATAATGATGAAGAGTGGCGCAATTATTGTGCATGGGGGTGAGTTGTGCTTGAACTATTTTTGGGATGTGTGTTATTTTCGATAGGATTTGTAGCTGGTGCGTGGTATAAATCTATGATTTATGACAGTCAACCGTGGGAAGTCTTTCGCTGGGATTCTGTCGCGATGGGTTACCGTCCTATTCCAATGGGCAGTCTATTACATCGCGGCGAGAACGTATTGATGGGGTTGCGCCTGAACTCTGAAGCCTTTCCTTCCGAGGGGATTCCACTTGAGAAGTGACTAAATTTCTCTTGACATTCACTTGACAACTTTCCTATAGACAACCCCGATTAATCTGTGGTATAATGTAGGCATAAATCAAGAAGGAGTGAGAAGAAATGCCAAACTGGTGCGATAACACATTAAACATTACAGGAACCTCGGAGAGTATCAAACAGATCGTCCAAGCCCTGCGCGCAAATAACTTCAACTGGAATGAGACATTTATTCCATACGTAGATAGGAGTAGCTGGGGAACCAAATGGGAAGTGGACAACGGAACTCTTGAAGCCCTGATAGAACAGGACTATACCGAGGGAGATGACTTTTTAAATGTTTGGTTTGATACTGCTTGGGGCCCGAATCTCCCTGTGAGCGAAGCCATAGCTAGTAAGCATGGTGTGGAGATCACACATAAATACGAAGAGGGCGGAAACGCAATAATGGGGATAGCTCACATCGACAGTTCTGGTGATTGCTATGATGAAGAGTTTGATACTTCCGACATCAGGCAAGTTGTAGCGTTCCACGACGGCATGATCCCAGACCAGTATTTGGCACTCACGAAGCCTGACGGAACGAAGATTGTAACGGGCGATCTCCTTTACCGCGATGATGCTCCTTTTGGAGTCTTGGTAAGCGAGGAGTCGCTTCTGCCTGTCGGCATGCAAGTGCCTATCACGGTGGGAGAGATTGATGGAGTTATTTATTTTGATGAATACGAGTGTGGGTTATAATGAAAGTCGGTGATTTGGTAAGGGTAAGTTTCCCAACAGGATACGAGAAGCCTGTGCTGGCCGTCTATCTTCGCGATGACATCGTTATTTATGGCGTTGCTACTCGCGCCCTGATCCTGTGGAAAGGACAGATTTATTCAACTCCCCTCGATCAAATGGAGATAATCAATGAAAGTCGGTGATTTGGTAAAGTTTCGATTCTGTGTGCAGGGAATGGAGCGCATGGTTGGGCTCGTTGTGGGACTTAATGGCTCACAGCCCATCATTCAGTGGAGCAATGGCATTACTGTCGCAGAACCCGCCCAACTAATCGAGGTGATAAATGAAAGTCGGTGACCTCATAAGAGAGAAAACCCATCCCACAGATGCCTGTGGCATCATTGTGGAAGTCGGAGACTTGAGAAAAAAGAAGCCTTACAAGGTTTTTTGTCCTGTTTGGGGTAAAGTTTTGGCTTTTGAAAAGAAGTATATTCAGCAAGAGTGCGAGGTTATCAATGAAAGTCGGTGATTTGGTTAAGTTTAAAACTACACACTCGCCTAAGCCTTGGACGGAGAAAGTGTTTCTTGTATCAGAGTGCAACACTAACCATATTAAGTTAGTAGGCGCAAACAACTATGGCCCAAGCGATGCCCCCTCGTGGCTCTACCGCGAGAACTGGGAGGTTGTCAGTGAAAGTCGGTGATTTGGTTAAATGTGTTTCTGCTGACGGTGTTATCGGCTTGGTGGTTCGTATTAAGAACAACGCACACGGTACACCCATTTATGAGGTTTTAATCGGCTCAAACTGTTACCCCTTCCGCTCTGCTATGCTGTGGAAGGTGGTGTAAAGTGAAAGTCGGTGATTTAGTAACAAGAAAGCTCGGCGGTTCAACAATCTGGAAAAGGAACGCTGCATGGCAGCAACGACAGAAACTCGGCACTGGAATAATCTTATCAAAACAGATGAGCGGAAAGCCCGAACATTCCTGTCTCACGGTTTATTACGCAAAAACAGGAGAGCAGTGGGACATCGCCGAGTCTCTTATGGAGGCTGTCAATAGTGAAAATCGGTGATTTAGTAAGATGGGAAAGTGTAGACAATGACGGCACAGAAGTTATCTGGGCCGAGCTTGGATTGGTAGTCGAAATAGGACTTGCAACCGCGCTTGTTTTGTTTTCAGACAACGAAAAGGTGTGGTTAAGAATAGATGATTTGGAGATAATGAATGGCTAATAAAATACAACCAATAACCGAGCTTCACCCCGATGCTCTCCTTTTAGAACCCCGCGAATACTTTGATAAGGCGTTGGTGGGCGTTATCGCGTTCCCTGAAGACGATTGGCCGCGGGTTGAACCCATGAACGTCGCCGCTTACGATGTATATTTATGCATTGAAGCCATCGAAGAATGGATCGGCTGTACAGAGGAAGACGCAACAGAATGGTTCCACTATAATACGGCTGGAGCATGGGCTGGTGAAGGCACTCCGACATTTGTAACGGACGATGAAGAATGAAAGTCGGCGATTTGGTTAAATGGCAGGGAGCAACTGCCACTGTTATCAGAGTTTATCGCCGTCGTGAGTTGTCAGGCAACCCAGACGGCGATTTTGACATCATATTGAGCTATGACGTCTTGTGTGGTGGCAAGATTATCCGCACCAGACGCAGACTTCCAGTTATTAGCTCCTCTTGACATTCACTTGACAACTTTCCTATAGACAGCCCCCATGATCCTATGGTATAATGTGGTCACATTCAAACAAGGGAGAGTAAATTATGGGATACCGTTCAGAAGTAGTTTTAGTCGTTGGCAGGGAGGTCATGCCACAGTTTATGGCTACGATGTGCTCCTCGCAACAGGCGCGCGCCATGTGCTTCGACGAAGCCACGCGCGTAAAAGATTACGAGGGCGAAGAAGGCGCTATTCTCTTCCGTTGGGATAGCATTAAATGGTACGACTCCTTCGAGGAAGTCGAGGCCATTGAGGACTTTATGGATTGGTGCGAGTGCGAAGAACTTGAGCTTGATGACGAAATGCATTCAGCTATGGATTTCTTCCGTTTTGTTCGCATCGGCGAAGATACGGACGATGTAGTTGAGCGCGGACACGGCTTTTGGAGCGTTGGCGTACGAAGGGCGATCTCATGGTAATGAAAGTCGGTGATTTGGTAAACAACCTTAACTCGGAGTGTGGACTGTTGGGGGTTATTGTGGGTTGGCATGTCTCCACCCATGGGCGCTTCCCTCTTATACACTGGAATGACGGGCGCACAAGTTGGATCATCGCGCATCGCGTGGAGGTGATTAGTGAGAGTAGGTGATTTAGTAAAAGTCAAGGTGAAATACAACCGCGCCAAGATTGGCTTGGTAGTGGAAGTGGCGACTTACAACGGCAGCGGTGCCGTCTACGGATACATGGTCAAGCCTGTTGATGGAAGTCGTCCCATTATTGCAGAACCTCAAGATATGGAGGTGATCAATGAGAGTAGGTGATTTAGTAAAAGTCAAGGCGAAATACAATCGCGTCAAGATTGGCTTGGTGGTAGAAGTGGCGACTTACTACGGCGTTGCCGCCTACGGATACACGGTCAAACCTGTTGACGGAACTCGCCCCATTTTCGCGGAACCTCAAGACATAGAGATAGTAAATGCAAGTCGGTGATTTGGTAAAGACAACATGTTTTGGCCCGAAGGGGGAAGTCGGCGAAGTTGGCATGATTATTCGTCGATACCCTCGCATGATAAAGTGCTGGGAAGTTCTCTTCGGCAGCGTGATTCGTGTCATCGGTCAAGACGGACTGGAGGTGATTAGTGAAAGTCGGTGATTTAGTAATAAGAAAACGCGGTGGTGATTGGATCTGGCAGAGGCAAGCAGCGTATGAGCAGCGAAAGGAACTCGGCACTGGCATAATCTTATCAAAACAAATGAGCGGAAAGCCCGCACATCCATGCCTCACAGTTTATTACGCAAAGGCAGGAAGAACTTGGGACATAGCGGAGTCTTACATGGAGGTTGTCAGTGAAAGTCGGTGATTTGGTTCAAAGAGGAAATGTTGTCGGACTGGTTGCGGAAGTCATGATTGCCAATGAAATCCAATGGATTAAGATTATCGCCAACAATGGAAAATACGTTGGCGGCAATAATAGGTATTTTTCTCAAATAGGCTGGAAGGTAATAAACCCAGCCACAACAAAGGTAGAGCAATGAGAGTTTGGGTTATGAGCGGGATTCACGAGGGTGACATGTGGGCATCCACCCACTTAACAGAGAAGGGCGCTGTACTGGCGGCCATTGCCGATGTGCTGGAGTATTTGAACGTGAGCGATGCGGAGGGTGCCCTAGACGCTATGAACCACTACGGGCGCTATAGCAACGAGGCAAATGGTGATCACACGGAGGCTACGCCATGGGATCCCAGCGAGCTAAGGAAGCTGAAATCGCCCGCTTTGTGGGAAATCTTTGCACAATGGTCAGAGCTTACGTGGGACAACTGCGTAGGCTATAGCGTCGAGGTCATGAAAACGACGATTGAAGCGTGATAATCGTCCCTTGACACTCTCTTTACAACTTAACTATAGACAACCCCGATTAAACTGTGGTATAATGTTGGCACATTCGGAACAGGAGTAATAGAATGAAAGTACGCAACGCCCTCAAGAAAGTCAAGTCCCATTTCAAAAAACAGGGTATTGACATCGTTATCAATCATCCAGAACAACGCGGCTCTTACAAGTGGTCATTCGAGCATGATGGCTATGTCGGCTCGTTCTCTGTGAACGGCATGCATGGCACTGACCCTGACGCCCTCGATGGCGATGCTACCCTGTTTCACGTTCGCCGCGAGAACGACCACAGCGATCTGTACACAGACTACCACGCTGGCTCATTCCGCGATAACATCACACAGGTATGCGAGAGCCTTCTGGCCTCGCCTCCAAAGTATCCCGTTGGCACACTGGTGCGAGGCAGACAGAACAAGCGCGCCAAGCGTTTTAGCTTCAACGGCAAGGTGGGGCTCGTGATGTCTACGTCTGATGGCTATTGTGAAGTTCAATGGGTCGGCGAGACACCTAAAGTCAACGCCTACTATTATCAGGTACAACGGTACTCTTTCCGTGACCTTGAGGTGGCATCATGAGAGTCGGTGATTTGGTTAAAGTCAGGTATGATGGAACCGTGGCGCTTGTCGTCCGCGTCATTGATGGCTCGCATCCGTGGATATATCTCCACACTGGCGAGTCTTTCAGGAGCGATAAGCTGGAGGTGATCAATGCAAGTCGGTGATTTGGTAAAGATTTATAACTATACACATAAAGCGCGCGAACAGGCGCACAAGCTAGGTGGCAGTGAGGTCGGACTTGAAGACATTAATGCCCACATGTACGGGCTGATCATCAAAGGCGATGGTAGCCCAAAGTACGGGCATTACCGCGAAGTGTTGCGCTCTTGCGACGGAGAAGCTAGGTTCTATAATGTTTGTCGTTTGGAGGTGGTCAATGAAGGTCGGTGATTTGATAAGATTTAGAGGATCGCGATGGGCTGGCTATATGGTGGCAAAAATGTATCGGCCTGCATCTGGCAAGCATAAAGGCGCGCCGCGAGTTAACGCCCTTAATACCTTCACGGGTGAAACGATGATCGAGATACGCCCCAGCGCGCTGGAGGTGATCAGTGAAAGTAGGTGATTTGGTACAGTTTGGCAACTGCGATACTTTTGGCCAAAATAGAGTTGGCATCGTCTTCGCGATTGATGAAACCATCGATCACGCAGACCCAGACGTTAGGTGGTGCGGTGTACTCTGGGCGAATCGCTTTCCACCACGCACTGTAACTGCTAGCCGTTATTTGGAGGTGATAAGTGAATCAAGTTAAAGTCAGTATCCGACCCGCGCTCTTCACTGCTCCGAGCGGTCAGCGTTATGCGGTTGCAGGCTCACAATGGGTTCCTGTGCCCTCGGACACAACTCAAGCGAACATCGACCAGTTTGTGATCTACTCGCCGCCAGAAGCCCAACAGGACGATAATAACGGGTCGTGGCAAGTAACAGGATCCAAGGGCAACACTTATACTGTGCGCACCCGTGATGGACAGTGGTTCTGCTCCTGTGCTGGGTTTAGCTTTCGTCGCAAGTGTCGGCACATCGAGGAGACAAGAAATGAAAGTCGGTGACTTGGTGAAACATAAAACCACAAATAAGTGTTATGTGATTACAAACATACGTGGCAACCGTGCAGGCGTATGGACTGACGGGCAAGTGCGCTTCTTTGGTGGTTGGTGGTTGGAGGTGATCAATGAAAGTAGGTGATTTGGTGAAACATTTTCTGACCGATCAGTTGGGAATCATAATCGAGTCGAAAGACGAGCGCAATGATACAAGTCCATTTATCACGGTACAATACCATGTCTTATGGACTACGCAAGGACAGTCTCTGTTCGGAGCAGGACACAAAGAATGGTGCTCATGGTGCAGTATTAACACGGTGGAGGCGATCAATGAAAGTCGGTGATTTGGTTCGTAACAAGGAAGGGGAACATTTTTTAGTCGTTCAACGATACAAGGTTTATAACTATACTGGGCCCAATAGGTGGGCTGACTCCCTCTACTGTCAGTCAACAAAAACAGGAAAAATAGAGAGCCTTCAAGTGAGCGATCTGGAGGTGATTAGTGAAAGTCGGTGATTTGGTTAAATGGCGCGGTTCCGTCGCAGTCGTTGTTAGGGAGAACCGCCACTATGTCAGGGATGGCTTCGTCGTCGATGAAGACAGCCTCACCGACGGCGCGCCGCTATTGCTGCGACATTTTAGCTGGGACATCCTTAGCGGGGATCGCGTGGTTCGTATCCTGCGAAAGCTCCCGCTGATTAATCCCTCTTGACATTCACTTGACAACTTAACTATAGACAACCCGAATCAAACTGTGGTATAATGTGCTCACTAGTTAGAGAAGGAGACAACAGCATGACATTAACACCCTCGCGCAAAGCATCGAGTCGCACGAAGAACCGCATACGGGAACATGGCCCACACTTTGAAGTGGTTCGTGTTGACAACGCTATGTGTCTTCACGGGCGACAGGCGGCTCTTGTGACGGCTCCTGATGGCTGGAGGGGCTGGTTGCCTCTTGATGAGCTACAAGAGACTGTAAGGGCACCAGAGCGCACCCTGACTAACGACCCGATTGACTGGTAAGGAGACAAAATGCAAGTAGGTGATCTAGTTAGATTTTATGAAAGCACCCACCCTGAATACAACGGGATTGTTATCTGGAGAGGTAGAGTTGACTCTCCAATGGAGACTGTGAAGATCCTCATGTTTGACGGATCCACCCAAATCAGATCGCCCAGTAGCATCGTGGAAGTCCTATCACCAGCGCATAAAGAGGTGATACATGAAAGTCGGTGATTTGGTAAAATGGAGAAGCAAGACAAACCCAAACTATTACGGGGAATACCGCGAGGCTGTTGGGGTTATTGTGAAAGTTCACCACTATCCCGATAAAAGTATCATCGCCGACATTTTGATGGACGGCAAGGTGACCCGTTGGAACGAGACAAATCTTGAGGTGATAAATGAAAGCGAAAGTCGGTGATTTAGTGAGGCACAGAGGTAACCACTCTATATGGCTGGTAATGAAGACTGATGTTAACTTCGATGAAGTGTTGGTTGTTCGGAGCAGTTACAGAGAATGGATCTCTACAAAAGCATTTGAGGTGGTCAGTGAAAGTCGGTGATTTAGTCACGCTCTCGTCTTATGCAGAGGGGTTGATAGACCTTAAGGTGTATAGCTCCTTCTGGCGCGCCGAATACTTCAACAAGAAACCGCTGATGGGTATCATCGTGGAAGAGGTAAACTGGATCTGGATTGCCAAGCCATCACAGCAGCCCTTCCGTGTTCGCTGGCTCAATGAGCCTGACCCAAGGCTGATCCCCAATGGACGCGGAGGGAGGCACAAAGAGTGCTTCTTCACGCGCAAGGATCTGAAGCTAGTGAGAGCCCCCAAGAAGAAAAAGACCTCTTGACATTCACTTGACAACTTTGTTATAGACAACCCCCATTAGCTTGTGGTATAATGATGGCATATCAAGTAAAGGAGATATATCAATGGCTACTAACCTTCCCAACGTAATGACTTTCGCAGACGCATGCGAAACCTTCACCACCGAGATCCTCCCAGTGATCCAAGAGCAGTATGAGCAAGACGGCGAACCCGATTGGCCCGCACGATGCGAAACATGGAGCAACTGGACAGATAGCCTGTGTGAAAACAACCAGATCAGCGATTGGCAATGTGAGAACTGGTCACACCCACCCTGCAACGGTTGACATTCTCTTTACAACTTTGCTATAGACAACCCTACTTATTTTGTGGTATAATACTCTCGTATTCACAAAGAACCACACACCCAATCCAAGGATAACACCACATGTCAGTCGATTTCGCAACCTTTCTGTCCGTCGCCCCTCACATTCTCAACTCACGCTTGCCTGTTCTGGTTCGCGGCCGTCACGGAGTTGGCAAATCAGAGGTAGTATATCAGATCGCCGCCGCCCGCGATCTTCCTGTCGTTGAGCGCCGCGCCTCACAGATGACCGAAGGCGATCTTCTTGGTCTTCCTGATACCGCTGACACTGCTATTAACGGGCGCAAGTGTACCACTTGGAACGCTCCAGATTGGCTTGTAACCGCTTGCGAGCAACCCGTGTGCCTCTTCCTCGATGAGGTTGACCGCGCGACAATGGAAGTCCGTCAGGGGCTCTTTGAGTTGACCGATAGCCGTAAGCTCAACGGCTGGCACTTGCACCCTGAGACTCTCATCATCGCAGCCGTTAACGGTGGCGAGCATGGCGCACAATACCAAGTTGGCGAGATGGATCCCGCCGAGCTTGACCGCTGGACTGTCTTCGATGTCGAGCCTACTACTGAAGATTGGCTCAAGTGGGGACAAGACAATGTAAACACTGTCCTGTGGGACTTCATCAACCAGAATCGCATGCACCTCGAACACACTGGTGACTTCGAGCCCAACAAAGTGTACCCTTCACGCCGTAGCTGGAAGCGTTTCAGCGATACCGCTGGCGATGCAGGAGTCTTTGAGGAAGGTGGGGACTCTGGGCTCCTGTTCCACCTTGCGACCGCGTTCGTCGGCTTCGAGGGCGCTGTAGCCCTCAAGGACTTCGTTGATCGCTACGAATGGCAAGTTACCATTGAGGACATTCTGGACAACGGAGAGGTCGCCAAGACTTCGCAATGGGGTATTAACGACCACGCCGCAATGATTGAAAAGTTCGAGGCATCTGAATCGTTCCGCGAGACTCTTACGGAGAACCAGATCCAGAACCTTGCAGACTACTTCGTCACGCTTCCTTCAGAGGTCGCTATGAAGCTCTGGACGGTCATCGGGGATGTCGATAACATCGACAACGTGGTTGCTATCCACAAGGCTACTGCAACCGATGGCACTCGCGTGTCTGACCACTTGGTGACTATCCTAGGCGGAGATCAGGCATAGGAGCACGACAATGAAAGATAGAAAGAAAAGACGTTACGACATCGGAACATTGCTTATCTGCAATGCGAACAACCAAGCACACCTTATAACTGATTTGCGCGAGCTACCGAAAGCCGTATATGGCACCACCGATGTAAAGCGCCGCGAATATCAGCTATTTGGTCGATGGGGACAATCGCCAAGTCGCAACAAAGAGCATCGGTGGGTCGCAGATGTCGATCTCCGTGTCAAGTATTACATCCCGTAGCCACCCCCACAAGAGAGGACAAAATGAACCAACCACCCAATACCCCAAACTACCCCAAGCCTATGACTGTGGGCTCTCTGGTGCGCCACAAGCGCCTTATCGATAACCCTGTCGGAATAGTGATCGAACACTTTATGTGGGATGGATACGCTGGTGGACTTGAGGTTAAGTTCCTCAAGCCCTACGCCAAGGGCTCTACTGGCACTTGGACAACCAGACGAGATCGCTATGACTCGTGGGAAATAGTCAGTTGACAATCACTTGACAACTTAACTATAGACAGTCGTACTGATTCTATGGTATAATACCCTTGTATTCAGCGATAGGAGCCTTCAATGACCGACCAACCCTTTAACTTGAACATGCACACGGCGCGCCTCTTGATGCGCGAGCCCTTCTTCGCCGCGCTCTCGCGACGGATTGACAAGACAGCTAGCACTCAAGTGCCGACTGCGGGCGTACGAATCAACCCTCATACCCAGCAGTTTGAGTTACTCTACAATCCTGATTTTATGGGAGCATTGAGTGATAAGCACAAGCTGGGCGTTCTGATGCACGAGTTCTATCATATCATCTTTGAGCATGTGACGGGTCGCAAGCCAGCCGATGGACTCAAGCGGATCGACAACATCGCGATGGATCTCGCGATCAATGGCTTGCCCGAAATGAACGGTATGCTTCCCAATGAGGCAAATCCTGGCCCTATCATAGAGGGCTCTACGGAGCCTATGAAGGGTGTCTTTCCTGAAGAAGGGCCCTTTGCTCATCTTCCACCTAGCATGACCTACGAATGGTATTTAGAGGCTCTTAAGAAGATGGGTGAAGACCAGCAAGAGAATGAATCTGGTGAAGGTGGGCAAGATGGGGATCCCTTCGATGGCGCAGACTCGTTTGACTCTCATGAGAGCTTTGGAGAGGGCGACAGCACCACGCAGGGGATCGCCAAGGAGCGACTTAAGGAAGCTGTCAAGAAGGCGGCTGAAGAGGCTCAACAGGCGCGTAACTGGGGCTCTGTCTCCTCCTCGATGCGTGAAGAGATCCTAGATCGCATTGCGACACATGTTGACTGGAAGAAAGTCCTGCGTTACTTCATCAAGACCTCTCAACGCGCGGATCGCCGTTCGACTCCTCGCCGCCTCAATCGGCGCTTTCCCCGCATACATCCTGGAAAACGGGTACGTCGTCACGCTCGCATCGCTATCAGCATCGATCAATCGGGCTCTGTTGATGACCAAATGCTCGCCGCGTTCTTCTCCGAGTTGAACGAGTTGGCTTCGATTGCCGAGTTCACCGTCGTACCCTTCGATACTGAAGTTATAGAGAGTACCGTATATGTTTGGAAGAAAGGATCACACCGCCGTACCGAGCGCGTACTTCACGGCGGAACATGCTTCGATGCTCCCACGCGCTACGTCAACGATAACAGCTTTGACGGGCACATTATCCTGACTGACCTGATGGCCCCTAAACCGATTCCAAGCAAGTGTCAGCGCATGTGGATGACCACAAAGCGGTATGCTGACAACCCCTACTTTTCGACCAATGAAAGAATCATCGCCATCGACGTATAGAGTGCAGGTCGGTGACCTCGTGAGAATCGAGGGAACCTATCAGTCCGACATGCCCGACTCAATGGTCGGTCTGGTGATCGAGAGGGAATCGAGAACCATGTGGAGAGTTTGCTTTACTAACGGCATAATCCTACACATCTGGCAAGGGCACATGACCCCCTTGACAAACACTTGACAACTTACCTATAGACATCCCCTGTAATCTTGTGGTATAATGTACGCACATTGAAACGAACAGGAACCTTATGTACTTTAATAATCCGCCAAAGCCCGCCAATGCCCCCAAACGAACAAGCTGGAAATCTGCGTTTGCAGAGTTGCTATCCAACCCTGCGCTTTCTGATCGCGATCGCGGGGTCGTCAAATCGCTACAGGGTCACTATGAGAGGGCCCGCACGTTGACCGCTGGGCGTAAGTCGTACTTCTACATCATTAAGGAGCGCACCGATGCGGCGGCTGTCGCCATCGCCGAACGCGCCGCTTTGGGTGAAACCACAATGTGCGCGCGTTTGAAGGCGCTCGATTCTCGCATTGAAGATCGATCCTCTTGGGATGCTGGCTTCGTTGAGAGCTTGATTCGTCAAGAGGCTCAACGCCAGCTTTCTGCGCGTCAGGTGGAGACTCTAGAGAAGATCGAGGCTCGCCATACCGATGAGCTTCTCTCGGAGCGTCAGGCGTGGCTCAACGGCGGCTATGGGGCAACCGAGCGCGTACGCATGCGCTTGGCTTGTGAATACTATGGACGCAGTGGTTACTACTCTACTATTACCTCTCGCTTTTTTGCCGATGAGGATTATATGCCTACTAAAGAACACTACGACAAGGTAGTCAATAACAAGTATGCCCAAAAGGTGATCACTGCTTGGGAAGCGCCAGCAAAGTATCCCGTGGGAACACTGGTTACGTTGCGTAGCAATGCGCCCGCTAGCGTTTGGCGCACAATGGGGCCACAAGCGGCTTGTGTGGTGATCAGCGTCAATGAGCCCATCGTTAGCTCTGCCAAGGGCTGTAAACGCTACAAGGTGCTTCCTGTGGGGTCTGCCTTGGTCTGCTTGGTTGAGGAACGCTACCTTAAGATTCGCCGATAACCCATTACTCACTCTAGTTACTATAATCAACAAATAAAGGAAGTATTTCATGGAAACCCAACTTTCAGCATCAACAACACAGTTTGAGCTATCCCAGCTTGCAGCCGAGAACATCGTTTCACAACTTGTATTCTTCGCAATGCTTCGGGATCCCGCTGCACTGTCCGATCCGCTTTCCCCTATTCAGCTTAAACTTGATGGTGTCGATCAGGTTGGCTCGACGTTAGAGACTGTCCTGTTGCTAGCAACCCAGCGCATGGAGGCGGCTGAAGCATGAGCGAAGTCAAAGCCTTGCGCGAGGCACTAGCGCAGATTGTTGATAGCTACCTCTATCTGACGGATGGTGTGGGAGTCATCACTGACGACGCTTACCTCGCCGCTAGAGCGGCTCTTCGCCTGAATGCGGGTCGAGAGCCCTTCGAGAGTCTACCCACGAGCACAGACCCCACAGAGGCTCAACGCATTGACCCTTATGAAATGATAGGGGAAGTCCCGCAAACTCACAAGAAAACAGCCAACTAGGAGATATACACACAAATGGATAATTATACAGCGATTGGACGCGCCGAAGGGTTCATTGATGCGACTGAAGAGCAACAGCTTGAAGCATGGCAACACTTGATCGATACTGGCATGGCTTGGACGCTTCAAGGCTGGTTCGGGCGAACAGCAACTCATTTAATCGAAGAAGGGATCTGTACTGATCTCACAACTAACAAACAAGAGGATAACTAAATATGGCTAAACGATATGACAACTGGTATGTGAGCCAAATCGAGATAAGCCTTGATGCTGAAGGGCGTTTGCAGGGCTATGAGAGCGTTCTGACGGTGCCCGAAGCATCAAAGAGCAAGATAGCGGGTCATAGAATGGCAACGTCTAGCCTGTCGCGATTTAAAGCGATTGGCATTGAGAACATCTTCCTGTGTGAACCTAACCATAAACGCTACTCCAAACTCTTGAGAGAGCAGAATAAAAGAAACAAGGTCAGAAAGATGTCTAAAAGAGAGATTGAAAAGATCATGTCATCAGACCTAAAAGATGAAACACCCACAGCGTTGTGATGAAAGCGGGCGATTTAGCGTGTTACTTGACACATAGTTGTGTGCCTGTACTTTTATTAAGGAAGGGCACCAATAACGATTGGGATAGGTGGGACACTTGGATAGTCAGCCTAAACGGTAAAGAGGTGGAAGCATGGAGCCAGAACCTTGTACCATGGAAAGACAGAGAGAAGGAAAACATTAAGACATGAAACATTGGAAGCCATGGTTCTATGAGAACAGCAGATTGCCCGCCGCGCTATCGAAGGTCGCGCCGATTGATATATGGGCGATCAGCATTGGCCCGTTTGTATGGTGCAAGGGCACACTAACCGAACGAGACAAGAGACACGAAACAATACATTATCAACAGCAGCTAGAACTGTTGTTTGTTGTACAGTGGGTTTTATATTTTTTGTTTTACGCTATAGCGTTGGTTAGATATAGGAGCGGACTGTTGGCATACTTCAATAATCCATTTGAGGTTGAAGCATATAATAACGAGAATGATGAAGATTATTTATTAACTCGAAAGCGATGGAACTGGATTAGATCCTCGCGAGACTCAAACAAATAAAGGAGGAAGAACTAATGAAGTTTATTATTACAGCATTGATTACCATTATTGTATGGGAGAACAGATATACACTTATTCATTTAATAGAAGGTATCAGCTAATGGTTATATTATTATTTGTATTGCTGTTTGTTGTAGTGAGTAGTAGATAGTGGTGCATTGTGGTGTAAAGTGGTGTGCAGTGGTTTGTGGGCGTTTGCCCTGTGACTGTATACTTATAAGATAAATGTCGTTTGTTTTTTATATTGTTATATAAATGTGTTAAAACGGTGGTGGGTCTTAGTACTACAACGCCCACAATGTCAAGCACATTCTATTAATGTATTAAATGTATAGCATGCTAACCGCATGCCTGCGTTGCATTAAATGTGTCAGAGAGTAGAGAGAGATTAATAAATGTGTCAGCATGTGAGGAGAGATTGATGACAGTGCGAGAGAAGATGGAAGATGTATTAGCGATTGTGATGGCGGTTGCCGCCTTTTATGTGTTATGGACAGCCGCCGCGCTAGCCGATGCTAGCATTGTCGCGAGCAGTGCAGGGATACATTAAAAGTAGATGCGGCCGCCTGATGTGTTATATGTTATACTTATTATCGCATTATCGGCGTTTGTCGCTTACTCATCATAGCTTTGAGCCGTTACGTCAAGACTTTTTGTAACGCTAGCGCAATAATCGGCAGGCTCGACTGCATGCGTTTTGATTAAGGTTTCCCTTATAGGGAGAGGAATAAAAGTATTAATGTGTCAAGACTTTGCGCGAGACTAAAGATAAAGGAATAATAAATGGATAATATTATGCTAGCGACCCTTGCGGCTGTCGCTTTATTTGTGTTAGCATGTGTGTGCGTCCTATAAATATATTATATAACAGGAGAGAAACGAATGAGATTAAGAGAAAGAATAAAAAGATTAATACATAAACCTATAGACCAATCAACTACAGCCATGGCCACAGTGATCATCTTCGGTATAGTATATGTATCATGCATCCCTTACTTGCTAGGGAAGAAGACCGCCAAGCCATCGCATGACCCGATAGACTTTTAATGCGCGAGACTTATAATATATATATTTATTGTTATATGCATTGCGCTTGAGACTTATAACATTAAATAACTTTAATACATAATACATTTAACGGGTGCCACCCCCTCCCCCCTCCTACCCAGAATGTATGTCTCTATATATGTATTATATGTGTCAGGCGCGCTATACCCGTTCGCAATAGCGCCAAGAAATTCGCAGATCTAAAAAATGCCCCCAAAAATTTTCCAGACTATTTAAGGTATACCACCGCAGGAGTAAGCGAAATGAAGATTACCAGAGAACAACTTAAACAGATCATTTTAGAAGAGCTAAATGAATCAACCGGAGATGAAGTAATGAACGCCCTTGGAGATCAATACGGACCATCAAATCGATCTCAACTCGACGCCAAATTCACGCAGCACACAGCGGATTTTCAACACGTTGTCGACGAAATTACAAATGCCTACGGAAATGAACGGGTTAGAGATGTCGCCACCGAACTCGTAAGAATGATCGCCAACGAAGACGGTCTCAATACTGACACACTAGCATGGCCACGCGGGCGGAATAAACAAAAGTGAAAATAACAAAAGCGCAACTAACTCAAATCATAGAAGAAGAGTTACAGAAAGTAGCAGAAGCCGCCGTGCCGGATCCCGTATGGGGTGGCCATACGTATACCAACCCAAAGCCGAAGATCGACTGTCCGCGGTTTGCAAAGGAGATTGCAGCGGACAAAGCCCAACTAGAAAACAACCCTAGCGAACTCGGACAAGTTTTTCTTCATAACAAAGAAGAACAATACAAAGCCAAGTGTCAGCCGGCGCCAAGTAGCGCCCTACAAGAAGGGTTCGAAAACTTTACACCAGAGAATCTACGAATGGTTATCGATTCACTGATTCAAATGGGGATCCCCGCAGGGGGCGTAGTCGCGGCCGCCATGGCGTTAACGAATTTCTTCGAAGGTAAGCCGCGGGACTTAAGTGCCAAAGCAGATCTCTATGCAGCTGCAGAAGAAGAAGGTGCCAAGAGAAGTTAACGAAGGCTTTTTGCGCGGTAGGTCCTATCTACTACATGGGCAGATGTGTAGAAGGTAAGTATAAACTCCCCAGGGTGACGGATAATAAGTTTATGTGTCCATGCTGTGGGGCTCCGATTAATTGGACATGTCCCGGTGGCAATGGCACAAAGGGCTATGCATATTGTTCCAGGTCTATTAATGCTACACAAGTCTGGAGAAGGGGATATCGTCCTCCTGTGCCATGTGTGTGGAAGGGTGAAGTCCGACGCCTGACGAACTTTAAGGTAGACATCTGGGATGATAGAGAGTGGACAAAGGAAGTGCTCTCCTAGCTTATGTGTTGCCATGGATATTACACCTAGAGTTTCGACCCAGTTTGTGGTGGGCGATTTAGTATTCTTTCTTGGGTATTACAAGAATTACCACGAGGCGAACGAATACGGAGTCGTACTTAGTGTCGATGAGCCGGGAGCATGGCAGGAAATGGTTTATCATGTGTTCTGGTTTGATCGTGCGTACTCGGGACAATATTCTGGCGGTCAATTGGTGTTAGTCTATGAGATCGATCCGCAAACGAAAAATATTACGCTCAATAAGTGGTAGCGTGTTGGAAATGCGACTATTTATGAATGTATATGTGATAGGAGTGTGAAATTATGCGGTTGTTCTTGAATGAGTGGAGAAAATTTTTAACCGAAGATAGTGAAGGGGGTACGGTGGAAGATAGAGCGGCTAAAGTACAAGGAAATTTTTTAAAATGAAAATCACAAAACAACAACTTAAAGACATTATTAAAGAAGAGATAGCTGCAGTTTTCGAAGAGGCTAATCGCACTGAAAAGGGAAATGTTACCCAAAAGGCCCGAGAAAAATATGCAACAGTAGGTAAAGACAAGTTTCCTATTTTTGACAAGAAGAGCGCTGAAGCTGCTATTGATCTCCGTGGACATACTTCTAAAAAGAACCAGAAGAAGATTATTAACAAGGCTGCTAAGTATGCGCCAGAAGCTGCAAAAAAGGCTCGTGAAGTCGAAGCAGAAGATTAAACATATGAAAATCACAAAACAACAACTTAAACAGATTATTAAAGAAGAACTTTTTTATGAAAGCCAAGGATCCGTAGGAAATTTTGGTGGTGTTGTTGGGGGCTTGGCAAGCATGCGGCCGCCGCCGACAGAAGACACACCAGACTCGGTGATTCAACAACAAG